GAAACTAAAGATTCTGCAATAATTAAACAAAGAGGAGATATAAATTATTATGCAGTATTTGAACCAGAACAAATTCACATATTAGGTTCTAAACAAGATATAGAAGGATTTAAAAAATTTGTAAAAAATACTCAATCTGATAATATTATTTATTTTGAAACTGCGGAAGAAGGAGAATCAGTGTATGAAAAAATTATATCTGAACAATCTCATTTGGATAACTCTTTATTTGTAGAGGGTAATTCAATATTAATTGAACCTTCAGAAGAATTATTAGAAAAAACTAAAAAAAGCATAATAGATGAAACACTATACGAAAATAATTTTATTTCAAACGATCTTTTCTATAATGGTAGAGATTACGCATCTAAAGAAGATAAAATTCTAGCTATGAAACAAGATGGCAGTTATTATGATAATTTGCCAAAGTTTGAATCTACAGATAAAGTACTTCTGTCTCTTGATATAGAGAATAATCAGGAGATTTACGAAGAAGAATTTATACCAAAAGAAATTGAAACTTTTGATGATCTTCTACCTTTTTTATATCCTGAAACTATTGACTTACTTAATGAAAGTAAATCAGAGAAAGTATTATCTGAAGAAAATGCTTTTGAACATTCAACTAATAAAGTACATATTTCACCGGAAGAAATTGAGAGAATAGCTAACCAATCTAATTTAAGCAAAATTATAATACTTAATGCAGTATTACAACATGAATTATATCATAGTTTATCAATTAAAGCCTTAGAAAATAAAGATATTCAAAAACAAGTAAGAGGTTTATTACAAGTAGTTAGAGATCAACATAATGAAAATCCTTTCAATGATTTATTAAGAAACTCTTTTACAGCTAAAAAAACAGGCTATCCATATGCATTAGCTTTTAAAAGTGAAGATAATATGGATATCAATGAATTTTTAGCTGATGCTTTTGGTAATCCTTATTTCAAAACGTATTTAAAAAATGTACCATATGAAAATAAATCTGTATGGGATAAATTTATTGATATTATTAAAAGTTTTTTTGGTATAAAATCAGTTAAGTTGGATAATGTATATGATAGAATACAAGAAATATATACTCAAAAAGCTTTTAAAGAAGCTCAAGAAGGATTAGAAGATTTATCAAAAGATACATTACTTAGATTTGATGCTAAGAATATGACTAGAAATGAGATATTAACTCATTTTGTAGAAAAAAATGGATTAGATGAGATTTTTACATCTAGAATAAAGCAGTTTGTTGATTCAATTAAAGATATAAAAAGAGCAACTCCTCAAAATAAAAAATCTATTGTTACAGAGTCTATTAATAATTTATTAAAAATCATTGATAATAAAGATGAAATAGTAACATTAGGATCTATGTTATCTCAAATGACTTCTGTAAGATCTATAATGAATACTATAGAACAAACCACTAAAGATAAGTTAAGTAAGGCTATCTCAGATATAGATAGAATTGGTATATTAACTACCGGTTTAAAACAAATGGAAGCTTTTAATGGTTATATTACATTTTGTTCAAATGTTTTATCTGAGATAAAAAAAGATGTAGATTTAGAGAATGATAAAAAATTATTCATTGAAAATGACTCTTTAAATCCTGGACAAAATACTAATGTTCAATTATTGCGTATGTTAGAGGCTATAGCTGGTGGTAGAAATGAAATGTTAGATACTTTAAATAAATTAAATAAAGATCCTATTTATAGATTTTTAAATGATCAAGTATCAGAAGAAGCTACAGCTCAAATAGCTATTATAGATAAAGAAATTGAAGATTTAAAATTAAAAATGACTTTACCTACTCATCAAAAAGGTTTAGCTTATTTACAAGATCAAATAAATATAAGAGAGACTAAAATAAAATCTCTTATACCAGATTCTCCAGAATGGTTTAAAAGAGAATTAAATGGTGATTATGGCACTATAAGTACATTTAATAAATATTTAGAAGCAGCTCAAGTATCTAAATCTCCAACTATACAAATTATATCTAAATTATTTAAAGAAGCTAATTTAAATGCTGATAGAGTTTCCTTAGAAGAAACTAATGAAGCAGCAAGAGCACAAGAACTTTTAATGTCTAGTATAGATGTATCTCAATTAGATATTTCTAAAGTAACAGATCCAATTTTAGTTAAACAAACTGTAGTAGAAGAAGTTGATGATACAGGTAAAATAATTAAATCTTTTGAAAGAGATGCTCTTTTAAATATGTATACACCAGAGTATAAATTAGAATATGATACATTAAATAAAAGATATACTACTTTAGGTGAAACTTTACATGAGTTAAAACAAACTAAAGAATCACGAGATACTAATCAAGATAGAATAGCTGAATTAGAAATATTATATAAGGATGCTAAAGACAATTATAACAATTTTTTAAATGAGTTTACAGAAAGAAAATACTTAGATAAAGTATATACTGTTAATAAAATGTTAGAAGAAGATATAGATGAGTCTTTTCCTGGAATAACTTTGAAAAAAGAAAAAGGTGTATTATATAGTCAAATTGATCATGCTTATGTAGAAATAGCTAGAGAAACTAATAAAGATTTAAAAGAAATAGCTATTGAAGATTTACAATTGTTACAAGTAAGACTAAAAGAATTAGAATCTTTAGAAGGTAAACAACCAAATAGTAAGGAGTGGTTTTTAGCTAAAAAAGCTATTGAATATAGAGAAGCAAGAAAATTAATAGGACAATCTTTACCTGACGAAAGAAATATAGCATTTTATGAAGAATTAGCTAAATTGAAAAAATCTCAATTAGATAACAACACTATCTCTCAAAGAGATTATGAAATATGGGAGCAACAAAATACAAGAGAAATTATAGATCAACAATGGTATGATGATAATAAACTTTTAAGAGAAGCTGCTATTTCTACTTGGGATAAAATTAGAGAGATTATTATATCTGATCCTCAAGATAATGTATTTAAAACAATGAGTTTTATTACTGAACCGGTAAATGAGGAAGCTACAGATAGCTATACAAAATTAAGAGAGTTAGCTAGACCTTTTAGAGATAATAATGGTATTATTAATGGCTCTTTAATGGAAAGAGTTGATGAAAAAAATGGAACTAATTTAGTAGCTCAAGTTAAGTATTTAGAAGAAGTAATAGAAGAGATAAGAAGAGTGAAGGATAGCTTATCTGGAGCTTCTTTAGAAGAAAAATATCTTAGAGTAGCTGATAAAACAGTTAAACTTAAAGCTACTTTAGATAAACAAAGACTTAATTTAGAACCTTTAATTGATGAACTAAATGATATTTATTCAGAGATGGGTGAAATTAATACAAAAGTTCAAACTGAATATTATGATAAAAGGGTTAATGATGTTAAAAACATTTTAAAAAATGATATAACTAAAGAACAATTAGATTTAAGTATTGTACCTAATGTAGAACTTAATTCTTTTAATTATAAAAAGGGTGGATTAACTATAAATTACTCTTCTAATAGAAGAGTAATTACTATTATTGATACAAGTAAAGATGTAGCAGTTATAGAAAAATTAAATCAATCTTATAAAGATTTTGAAGATGATGTTAGAAGACAATTAGTTGAAGAATCTTTTATGGAATCTGAGTGGTTTAATAATAATCACTATGATAGAATTACTTTTGATGAGATTAAAAAAACTTCATCTATAACTAAAGTACCTTTATATATTTGGAATCATACAAAACCTTCAGATGAAAGTTTAATTTCAAAAGTACCTTCTTATAAATATAATACATTTAAAGTAAATGAAGATCTTATAAACCCTAATTATAAAACTTTACCTGATGGCACACCATTACCAAAACAAGGTACTAAATATATAAATAAAGAGTATACAAAACTATCTACAAGTGATAGTCCTAAAGACAAAGCTTATTTTAATTATTTAGAAACTATAAGACGTATTTACTATAGAGCACAAGAAAGAGTACCACCATATAAAAGATTTGGTGATGCTACTCCAGCTGTAGTTTTAAGTAATGAGGAAAAGAAAGTAGATTTTGTTAAAAATTTAGCTTCACCAAGCAAATTTATAGAGTATGGTAAAGATATATATAGAAATTTAAAAACTGAAGATAGCCAAGAACTTAACAATGAACTTCAAGGTATTGTATCTAAAGAATATTTAGAAAAACAAGAAATACCTTTATTATTTACCGGTAAGTTAGAAAGTGCAAAGCAGTCTAAAAATGTAATGGGATCTGTTTTAATGTTCTCTTTATCTACTATAAAAAGAGATGAATTACTTAAATTACAACCAGTAGTTACATCAGTATATAATATAGCTGCAGAAGGTACTAAAAAGAATGTGACTCAAACAGAAAAAAATGGAATTGTATCTAAAATATTAAAAACAGTAAAAGGTAGTAATAGTGAAACTGATTTAAAAGAGATATTAGGTAAATTAATAGAATCAGAGTTATATGGATCTAGAGTAGATAATATAGGTATAGAAGTTCTAGGAATAGATCTAAATAAAGTTTTAAATAAAGTAATGGGTATGTCAGCTTTTTCTTCTTTTGCTGGTAATATATTTTCACCAATAAAAAATACAGTTGGTGGTAAAATACAATCTTATATAGAACAAAGTAAAAAGTATGGTAAATATTCAGCTTTAAATTGGGCTACAGCAGAAAAAGAAGCTTTCTCTTATACTAAAGATTTAATATCTGATTATAGTAAATTTGGCAATCAAACTATGATTTCTCAGTTAATGGATTACTTTCAAGTACTTCAAGGAAGCAGATATGATAAATTAGGTCATAAAACTCAATGGAATAAATTTAGAAATGTAACAGAATTGTTAACATCACCAAAAGATTTTTCAGAATTTCAGTTACAGCTAACTCAATTTTTAGCTTATGCTGATGCTACTTTTGTAGATACAAAAGAAGGTAAGAAGAAACTTTTAGATACTTTTGATCTTGATAAAAATAACAATTTAATTGTTAAAGATATCTTCACACCAGAACAAAAGAAAATTTTTGATAAAAAAACTATTGACTTTACTTTTTCTTTACATCATATGAACATTTTCTTAAATGGTGCTTATAGAGTTGAAGAAAAATCTATATTTCAAAGAAATATTATAGGTAGAGCTGCATTTTTTATGAATCAATATCTTATGCCAGGTTTAGCCAGACGTTATGCCGGTAAAAGATTTTTTATAGCTGAAAATGATGTATATACTGGTTTTTATATTTCATCTTTAAAATTCTTATTTAAAGACACTTTTAAATACGGAGTTAATTTTGCACAGAGGTATGAGTTATTATCTGATTCTGAAAAACATAATTTAACTAAATTCTTTAAAGAACAAGCTGTAATTTCAGCATTGGTTATATTAATGATGATTGTTGGTGGTGGAGATGATGATAAAGATTTAAGTCAAACTCAAAAATTAGCGTTAGCTCATTTAATGGGAGTATCTATGGAAGCTCAAACTTTTAGTATTGTATCAGGTACAGATGAGATGTTAAGAAAAATTAAAAATCCTTTTGTATTTGCCAGAACTTTAGGTCAAGTTAGAAATGCTGGTGCTTATTCATTAATGTCTATTATAGGATCTGAAGATGCTTATTATAAAAGAGAAAGTGGTATAAATGAAAAAGGTGATTCTAAAGCTATGGCTAATTTATATAAATTACTATCATTATCTCCTTCAAATGTAGCTACTTTTGATATTGATGCTCTATATAGGCAACAAAAATCATTTTATAATGGTGGAGGTAAATAACTTTAAAAGTTATTATTTTATATGAATTTAATAGTGTAATTTTAACATTCAAATAAGAAAACAAAATGAGATATACCACAAGATTTGGAAGAGTAATAGAAATTGCATTAGACGAGTATTTACGTATGTCTGATGATGAATTAGCTAAAAAAGAAGAGGAAGCTGGTACACCTTTACAGCCTTATGATCCTTTATATTTACCGTTGTTAAATACACCAGATATAGATGTGTTATTAGATAATTCTTTTACAGAAAAAGATGAATAGGATTTATTCTAATATTTTTTTATTTTATATTGTATTATAACTAATAAAAGATTATATTATATAAAAGGGGATATAAAATTTATCCTGTAAAGAACAGTACAGTATGTTTGGACAAGCCATACCTCAATCAGAGAGGTTATTATCTGAAATAGCAAATAAAATAAAGACAACTAACCACGAATTATGTTGTATATCTGAATTATTAGATGGTGGTAGTACACTTATACCTGTATATGAATATCATAGATTAAGTACAGATGGACCTACAACAAATTCAAGTGATAACTTGTATTTTACAATAACTGGAACTAGATTAACTTTAAATTTTAAAGTTGTAGATTTTGATGTTAATAATTTCTGTGATGGATTTGTTACTCCACATATTTCTGACTCAGTAGAGTCTTCAATATATGAAGACTCTCTTGGAAGAACTTTTATAAGTCAAACTACGACACCAATAATTGCAGATTTTGCAAATTTTCCTAATTTAACAATTACGCTACAATATACAATAGAACTTGTTAAAGGATTCAGACACACATTTCAAACAATTATATCAACAGATAATACGGGAGTTCCAAGTTTAGTAACAACTTGGTTACCTGTGAAAAGTAATTCTAATTTAAAAGATAAATCAGCTTATTCTAATTCTTTAGCATATGAACAGCCAATAGCTGATTTATTAGAAGTGTGGAAAGCTGGGGTATTTATAAAATACATTGATTTAGATCATAATGATTATGTACCTACTCAATGTTTAAGTTATGATCCAGTACTACCTTTTAAAGATTATGTAGTAGAACCACTTACAGGTATTTATAACACTCCTCAATTAATTAGTGTCAATAACTCTACTGAAACAATAGTAGCTAATTCTGTACATTCTATTCATTATTTTGTAACTGCAGGTACTCCAACTATAACTATAAATGGAGTTGCAATAACATTAGCTGTTGGAGATAAAGATACTATTGAAGGAACTGGGTTACTTAATTTAGATGTAGAGTTTACTTGTGGATCTGGAGATACTATTGTATTAACAATAACAAAACCTTAACTATGTTAACTTGGATTAATACAATATTAAAAGGCGTACTAAAATTTGTAAGTCTACCTGCTAATAAACAGATAATATATTTATTATTTTCTATTATTATGGTTGCGGGTAGTTTGACTATTTATTTTTATAAGAAAAATGAATCTGCACATATTCAGATCAGAAAAGAGTTAGAAAAGAGTGAAAATACTATTTTAAATCTTTCTAAAGAAAGAGATTCTTTGTATAAAGTGATACATAATATACAATTACAAAATTTAATTAAAGAATTAGATCGTTCAGACTCTTTATTAAGAGAGTCTGAGAGGTTAAAAAATTCTATTTCACCAATAATAAAAAAACTAAATAAAAAAATTGAAAACAGTAATAACTAATATTTTGCTTATAATAGGGTTTAGTTTACCTTTTTTATATGAAGTTCAGGTAAAAAGTGATATTAAAAAACTTTTAATACAAGATACAACTTGTAATGCCATAAAATCACAAATAGATTCTATAGATAAACAAATCTTATATATTAATGAAAAAACTGTGGAGACACTTACAAATAACAATAAGATTCTTCAAAATACAAAAGAGGGACTTTTGCGTGTGGGTTTTTGTCTTGACAGTACTAATTCTCAAAATATTTTGGCGTGTAATAATAGCAATTTTTATGACACTATAGAAAATGTTAAATGATAATTTTAAAAAAAGGATATACTTTACATGCAATAGCTGGTACAGGTGGTATTGTAAATTGTACTGTTAGTACTGATACAACTATTCTTTTTAGAAATAAGTTAGACGAGTCTGAAATACAAATTTGTAAAGCTGATATTAATGACGTAATAATAACAGAAATACAATTAATAAATACTTCAGAATCTACAGCAGAAGGTATATATTTTTATATAAAAAAATTATCTTCTAATGTCTTAATAGCTTCAACTTCAATTTTACCTCAAGGAACTACTTATTATTCTAATAATGAATGGAAAGTATTAAACAAAGAAGGTATTACAATTATTCAACCTAGTGAAACAGTATTATATATAACTAAAATAGATACTACCACTAGTAATTTAACTTATATAGGTAAATCTTTACCTAATAGTCTTGATTCAGATCCTATGTGGCAAATTAAATTAATAGATGAATCTTCTGGAGTAATAACTATATTATTTGCAGATGGAAATGAAACTTTTGATAAAATTTGGGACGATAGATTAACATATACTTATTCATAAAACAAAAAATAATGCCAAAAAGTACAGCATCATCCAACGCAATTATGGCGTTAATTTATAACGCTACAACATGGGCTAATGTTGCTATTAATGCAACTGGTTCACCTATAACTGATATTTATATAGCTTTAGCTACTGCTTCAGGAGCAGTATCTGATACAATGTCTACAAATGAAGCTACTTATACTAACTATGCTAGACAATCTGTAGTAAGGTCAACTTCCGGATGGACTGCCCCTTCAGGTGGAGCTACTTCTAATGTTGCTCAAATAACATTCCCTCAATGTGGTGTAACTGGTAATACTATAACTTCTGCAAAAACAGGCGTAGCATCTGGAGCTTCAGCTGTTTTACATTATGGAGATTTAAATGCTCCTATTATAGTATCTAATTTAATACAACCTGTATTTGCTATTGGGGCAGTAACAATAACAGAATCCTAATGTCTAAATATTAAAAACCAACTAATGTCAAAATATCTACCTTTATATTCATGTTCTATTTGTGGAAAAGCTGTAAAAGTTATTCCTCAAGGAGAGGGTATTGAACCTTTATACGAATATCATAAAGACTGTCCACATAGAGAAGTCACTATTTATGCTAATAGAAAAGTAACATTAAAAGGCAAAGGTAAAATGAATCCTTTACAATTTGCTGAATATAAAATTAAATTAAAAGTAAGTCAATTATTAAGTTGGATTACAGGACAAAGTAGATAATGGCTATAAATAGTGTAAAAGATCTTGTTGATGCAGAACTTAATGGACAAGTTCGTAGATATGGATGGAGAAAAACTCCTTCTCAAGCTACAACTGCTGGAGTTTGGTTTGATTTATCTATGTCACCAGGAAACCCTACTCCAAAATATTGGTTTGATGCAGCTCCTTTAGTTGCTAAAGCTATTTATCAAAGTTCGGATGGTGGATTTTTTCATGGAGCAAATGTAAGTCCATATACTAAATTTTTAAGACTTTTTACTACAAATGCAAATGCCTCTACATCATTACCATTAACTTTTTATATATGTGATTATCTTATGTATTATCCTTCTATTGACGAAGGTACTACAGAACCGCAAATATTAGATAATACAGTTACTCTTCCAAGATATACTGATGGCAAAGGAGTTCAAATGATAGCTGTAACAGTAGCTGCAAGAACAGGTGGACAACAATTTTATGTCACTTATACAAATAGTGATGGAGTAGCAAATCGTACATCTCAAATATGTACTCAAAATGCAGTCACTTCTATAGGAACTATATGTACAAGTGCTACAGCTGTTCAAAAAAGTGGAAATCCTTATATAGGTTTACAAGATGGTGATAGTGGAGTAAGAAGTGTACAATCAGTTACAATGTTAGGTGGAGATGTAGGTTTATTTAGTTTAATATTAGTTAAACCAATAGCTTCTACATTAATAAGAGGAATTGATGCACCAGTAGAAAAAGATTTTTTCCTAACACAAAATGAATTAACAATTATTCAAGATAATGCTTTCATAAATGCTCTCGTATTACCACAAGGAGCTTTAAATGCAACAGTATTAATGGGTGATTTAAAAGCGGTATTTAACTAATTATGGCAGGTTTTGATTTTAAGAAGTTAGATAATTTTTATGTGTATTTTCATCGTTGTCCATTAACTAATGAGATTAGATATGTTGGAAAGGGAAGAAATAAAAGAGCTTATAGTTTAACAGACAGAGCTTCAAAACATAAAAATTGGTTGAACTCTCTATTTAAAAAAGAGTTATTACCAATAATAGAAATTTTTAAAGATAATTTATTAGAAGTAGATGCTTTAAAACTAGAAGAGGATCTAATTAAAGAGTATAGAGAGTTAGGTTATAATTTAAATAATATCCATTCAAAAGGTGGTGCATATACTCCTAAAAAAGAACCAATTTTATGGCATAAGGGTAAATTTGGAAAAGATTCAATACATTATGGAAGAAAAAGAACAAATTTAACAAAAAAGAATCAATCTATAGCACAACATAAAAAGATTCTAGAAAGAAATGGAGGGACTTATCTTTTTAAAAAAATTAATAAATGGCATGTTAGAATTACTGTATTAGGTAAAAGAAAACATATTGGATATTATGACACAAAAGAAGAAGCTTTAGAAGTCTATAAAACAGAATTAAATAAATTACAACTAAAATGAGTGGATTTCAGTCAAACGATCAAATAATAGCTGCAATGTCAGCTGGACAAACATTTAGAAATAACTGGAGTAAAAACTTTAATCCAACTACAGCTGCTGTAGCTAATGAAGTACACACTTTATTTAGAGGAGCTGGTAATCCACCAGCAGATGCTTTATTTAATACAGGTACTAACTTATTATTTCAAGCTGTTAAAGATAATACTACAAATGCTTCTTCTATACAACATGGTGGTAATGTACAAACTTCTTATAATAAATATCTTTTATCAGGAAGTGCTGTAACAGCTTCTGCAACTGTAGTACCTTGTACATTAATCTTAGTAGATCTTGTAGGTTTTTATAGAGTAACATCTGTTACAACTACTTCTGCTCAAGCTACTACTAATACATTATCTCAAAGTGATACATTTACTGCTGATGATACTACTGATATTTGTACTTTTACTTCAACTGCTAATATACCTTCTAATATATTATTAGGTACAAGAGTAAGACTTACTACAACTACAACTCTTCCAACTGGTTTAGCTTTAGCTACAGATTATTATGTAGTTCCAATAACAAGTAGTACTTTTAAATTAGCCACTTCTTATACTAATGCTGTAGCTGGAACTACAATAGATATTACTTCCACAGGTACAGGTACTCATACAATTTCTTGGTTATTACCAAGATATACAAATGGGGCAGGTGTAAATGCAATATTTTTCAATAGTAACGCTACACCTTTAGGTGCTGCAACTCCTAATCTTTCTTTAGGATACACTAATTCTGTTCAAGTAGCTTCAAGAGCTACCCCAACTGTATTACCAATTGGTAAAACAGCAGCTTCAAATTCATTAATACTCTCAACAGGAGCTACAGGTACAGGTAAATATAATTATGCTTGTCCTTTACAAGGTGGAGATGCTGGTATTGCAGAAATTAATACAATACAGAATTCAACTTCTTATGTATCAGGAGAATATTCTGTTGCTATGGTAAAAGAATTAGCTCAATTTCCATTATCCACATTAGGTTTATCTGCTGAAAGAAATTTACTTTTTGATTTACCATCAATGCCACGTATTTATGATGGGGCAGCCTTATATTGGATGGTTCTTTCTGGTGTAGCTACACCGGCTAATAGTGGATTTTCAGGACAATTAACTTTTATATGGAATTAACATGAATAAAAAATTTCTAGATATTGCTAAACAAGCTGTAGAAGAATAATGGGATGCTTTTAAAATAATGGCTGAAATGATTGCTCTTCAAAAAGAAATAGATGCTAAATTATGTGAAGATTTTAATAATTTCGATTTAGCTGAAAAAATCAGAACACAATAATGGGTTTATTAGGAAATTACAGTTCACTTAATTCTAATGTCGGCAAAAGTGTCGGTAGTTTTTCTAATTCTTTTGAAAGAATGAAAGTTAGCAGAGTTATGGCTTTTTATTGTGGAGATGCTATTGTAACAGATATAACAGATAAATCTGCATTTAATAATGGATATAATTCTGAATATGCATGGGTATTATCCCCTAAAGCTGGCGGAATGTCCTTTTCAAAAGGTGGTACTTGTATATTTTCTACTAATTTAGTTCCTCAATATCTTACAGAAATAAGTATGTCTGGTACAGGTGATTTATCTGCTACTATAAAAGGTTTAGGTAATTTAGTTTTAGCTTTAACAGGAAGTAGTAATTTTACTTCCTCTTTAACAGCAGATGGTAATATTTCTATAGCATTAGTTGGTAGTGGATCTACATTATTTACTATTACAGGGAAAGGTTATATAGAAGTCCCATTAACAGGTAATGGAGATTTGTCAGGAAGTGCATCATTATTTCTTAATATGATAGCATCAATGACTGGTACAGGTTCATTAAGTGCAGATGCTTCTTTATTAGTATCTATGCTTTGTTCTATGACAGGGAGTAGTACTATGACAGCTTCTATTACAGGGCAATATTCTATGTCAGCTTCTTTTACTGGTACAGGTGATTTAAATGGAAACATTAAAGGTTTTGCTAATATGTTAGCAAATATTTTAGGAAGTGGGGATTTTGAAGCTAATATAGGAGCTATAGCTAATATGGAAATAGATATAACAGTAACAGGTACTGGTTTATCTACTTCAAATGTAGGTGCAGCTGTATGGAATGCTTTAGCCTCTTTAAATAATAATCCTGGTACAATGGGTGAATTATTAAATAGTGCTGGTGGTGGGGCAAGTCCTTCAGTAATAGCTGAAGCTGTATGGGATGAGTTAAAAAACTCTCATACAACACCTGAAAGTTATGGTAAAATTGTTTCAGACTTAGAAACAATGGTAAAATTTATTAAAACATTAGAATTAAACCAACTTTAAAATGAAAAAATTAATATTAATATTAACATTTTTAATCATTGCATCTTGCAATACTTTAAAACAAGACTCTAGAAAATTATCTAAAATAGATTATAGACATCCTGAGCTTGTAGCTCAAATTTGTGATAAAAATTTTAAAAGTGTAGACTCTGTAAGAGAAACTATAAAATATATACCAGGAGAAACTATTATAAGATATAATACAGTAAGATTAAATATTGATTCTTTGATCAGAACTTTATCTCTAAGAGTAGATTCAATTAAAGATACGTTCTTTATGGATATTGTATGTCCACCTTCAGAGAAAAGAATAGATACTATTTATGCCGATAAATTTATGACTAGTACTCATAAAGCTAATACATATCTTTTAGAATTGGATAGGGATAATTTACAATTAACTAATCTTAAAAAAGATGATATTATAATGACTCTTAATCAAAAAATAAAGAGTAAAAACACAAAAATGGCTATACTTTCAAGTATATTAGGTTTACTTGTAATAGGTTTTATTATTAAAATAATCAAAAAATTTGTATGAAATTATTAACACAAACAGAATTAAGAAAAAAATATGGAAATCCTTGTACTCCAGAAAATCATATACAAATAGATTTACCTTATCCAATGAGGTTAGCTTGGGATAAAAGTGTAACTGTTAAAAAAATTACTTGTCATAAATTAGTAGCTGAAAATTTTAAAAATGTATTTAAAGATTTATTAGCTCATTATGGATTAGCAAAAATACAAGAATTAGGTATAGATTTATTTGGTGGTATATATAATTGCAGACCTATGAGAGGAGGTACACAATTTTCTACACATGCTTACGCTGTAGCAATAGACTTAGATCCAGAAAGAAATCAATTAAAAGAAACATCTAAGACAGCGAGATTTGCTAAACCTGAATATAAACCTATGATAGATATTTTCTATAAAAATGGTTTTATTGGGTTAGGTAGAGAGAAAAATTTTGACTATATGCACTTTCAAATAGGAGATTAAAAATTTTACAATTAAAGTTTCTCGATGTTCGTTAAATCGTGTTTTTAAAAAATGGCAAAGTACACAATTTTAAAAAATGGCTTTTTTAGAAGGTCAAACAGAGACACTCCTTATGGTGGAGAATTAGTTCTGGAACAATGGTTAAAAACAACTGCTGTCAAATTTGGGATTCCCTTTGATGATGCTTGTTGTGATAATGAGACTATATTTCCCGTGGGCTTAGATGAGGCTGGTAACTTACAGAGCTTTGATGCTGATACTCAAACTTGGAGTGACTTAAATGTTGCTGTTAGTGTTGATGCAGCTATTACAGCTCTTGGTGTTGATGATACTGATGGGTATGCATTAACTAAAAGCCTTAGTGTTATTACAGGTGGTGCTGCAAATACAGGAGTAGAATTACCGGCTGCTGCACCAGGTTTAGAATTTACAGTAGTTAACTTAACTGCTACTGCTAAAAAAGTTTATGCAACTACTGGAGATGCAATTGATGATAAAACTGTTACTACAGGTTTTGTTATTCTTCAACCTGAAGATGTAGTTACTTTTAGAGCTTACACTACAGCTTTATGGCAATCTGATTTTGAAGCAGAAGCAGCTTACTCTTCAATGAGTGCTGATACTATTTCAGAATTTACTGCAGCATCTGGTGTAACAGTTGATGGTGCTTTAATTAAAGATGGTGGTATTTCTGCTAACTCTATGTTTGCGGGATTTTATCCAACTACTGCAGCACAAGCTTTAACTGGTGCTGGGGCTATTAATGTAACATCTTTCTTAACTAAATTTACTTCTTCAGGTGCTGCTCAAGCTTTAACTTTAGCTTCAGGTACTCAAATTGGTCAAAGAAAGAAAATTTCTCATGTAGTTGATGGTGGATCAGGAGTTCTTACTGCTACTTTTGTAGGTGGGACAACTATTACTTTCACTACTGTAGGTGAATTTGCAGATCTTATATGGGATGGTTCTGCTTGGGGTGTTCTAGAATTAGGCAACTCAGCAACTCCTGGAACTCCTCCAGTATTAGCGTAAGTTAATTAAGAGTTAAAAAAGCCCCAAGATTAATTTCCTGGGGCTTTTTTTATATAGTGTATAATTGTTTGATAGTAGCTTCACTATCATCTTTATTTTGTATGCACAGCTCTTGTACTAAACTAATATTTAAAGTTATATCTTTAGGTAGAATAACATTTTTTTGATAAAATAGAGATAAATATTGTTCTATTTCTATTTTAGAGGCAAAAGGTATTTCTAAAGACACATCAACTCTACCGGCTCTAATTAAAGCTGGATCTAACTTTTCTATATGATTTGTAGTTATAATAGTTATAACATTATCTTTAGATAAAATACCATCTAAACAGTTTAAAAGACAAGAAAAAGTTATTTTTACATCCTCATTTATAGATGTTCTCTGATTAAATACACAATCTATATCTTCTATTAAAAGAAGACCATTTTCAGGAAGAGAAGTAAATATACTCATTAACATAGAGTCATTTGTAACACTATTTAAATTTAAAAAACATATATCTTTTTTAGTATAAGCAGCTATAGCTTTAGCTAAAGTTGTTTTACCTGTACCTGGAGGACCATGAAACAAATAAGATCTTTTATATGGAATATTTGCTTCTTCATACCAATCTTTTCTATTAGAAAAATCGTCTAAATCCTTTATTAAAAAGGATTTTACTTCTTTATTAAGAATAACTTTAGGTAAAGGTTTTACTGTTTTCTTTGAAATAATTCTCCATTCACTATAATCTGTAGTAAATATACTTATTTTATTATCAATAAGTTTATTGTTATAATCTGTAACTATTTCTTCTAGAAAAGAAGTTATTGCAGCTTTAGCTTTCCATCCAGAAATTTTATAATGGAAATTCAATAAACTTTTAAAATCTGTAGCATGTTCTAATTCTTTTTTTTGTTTAGAAAAGAGTAGCATTCTCTTTTTATAATTTATAAAAAAATAATTTGGTTCTTGTTTCCAATATAAAGTTTTATTTTTATTTTCTTTCTTAGTAGTAGGAGATAAACCATCTACCCATCTTCTAGATTTTTCAAAAGAAGCCTCTAAATTCTTGCATTTTTTACTGTAGTTTATATTAAGGTATTCTTCTAAAGCATAAAATAATTCATCATAGTCATATATAACTACAGTAAATATAAATCTTTCTTTTAACTTATTAAAAACTAATACAATACCTGATTTAAAATACATAAAAGCAGCGGTTAATGCTCCTAAAAATAGTCCACCTGTAATAAATTGGTTATCAAATATACTCATATTATTTATTTAATCCAATTTTTAAACATTTATTTCTTATTTCTTCAAAAAGCTCTGGACTATCTCTTAAATTATCCATAAAATCTGAATCTACATATTTTATTTCATTATAAGTGATATCTTTTCCCCATTTTTTAAGGACTTTAAATTCATGAGCTATATCAATAAGTTCATTATATTTATCAATACCTTCACCATATATGATATTATATTCAGCTGTTTTAAAAGGAGCTCCTACTTTATTTTTTAAAACTTTTACTTTATGTAAGTTACCTACTTTTTCTTTATCAGAATTCATTATAGAATTATCTGAAGTAGTACTTCTTGAAGTTTGAAGTCTTACATGAGCATAGAATTTTAAAGCATTACCACCTTGAGTAGTTTCTGGTGATCCAAACATTACACCTATTTTCTCTCTTAATTGACCAATATATATAAAATTAGTACCATATTTAGTACAAGCATTATTATCTTGGCTTACAGATTGACCCATAAGTCTAGCATGAATACCCATAGTTGCATCACCTAATTCTCCATCTACTATTTTCTTAGGTTGCATAGCATTATAACTATCGTAAATTACAGCTGATATTAAGCCTGTAGATACTAATAAATTAACTTTATTAAAAGCTGCTTCACCAGCACCCTCATCCATTTGAATAACTATAACATCAGTTAAATTTAAACCTAATTTTAATGAGTATTTTCTATCTAAAGAATTCTCACTATCTACATAGATTACTTTTTTATTAGGATATTTAAGTTGAAAATTACCTGCTATAGTCTGAATTAAGGTTGATTTACCTGAAGACTCCCAACCAAATATTTCTATAATTTTACCATCACTAGGTAATCCACCTGTACCTAAAGCTATATCCAATCCTAATGAACCGGTAGACACAAACTCTGTGCATTCAATTATTTCATCACCAGATATTATTGATCCAGGACCATAATCTTTATTTAATTTTGACATTGCTTCCTCTAAGGTAAGCTGCTTTTTATCTCTCTCTTTAGCCATATTCTTTTTTACAAATTTACGAAATTTAAAAGAAAAACCTCATATTTCAGAGGTTTTTCTTTTTGGTTTAACAAAAAAATTACTTTCTATTATCTAATCTCACACCTTTAAAAATACCATGTCTAGGTATACCTTTTTCAGTAAATCCAAAGTGGGTTATAATACCTGTTTGACCTATATAATCAGCTTTATTTAAAAGTAATTCAGCTTTCTCTTTATGAGTCATTTTAGGTGTAGCTGGAAAAGTTTGATCACCAACTTGACAAACTATCATCCCCCATTCAGGTCTATTCTCAGCCGGTATAACATCTACAATTAAATAATCATTATCTTGAAAATCTTTATATTTAAGTAAATTACTGGATCTTCCATTCATTTTATACCTTTCATCACCCCATCTAATTATACTTCCCTCATAACCTTGAGATAAGAAAATACCATGATATTCATTCATCTCTTCTTCTGAAGTTATCTTAAATGTATCTAGCTTTCTTATATTAGCTACTTTTAAAGGTGTAGATCTAATAGTTAGATTCCTATTAATAAAAGATTTATCAGAAACAATATCATATACATGGTACTTAACTTGTTCAGATATACCTGGTCTATATTTCTTTATAGCTTTCATTATATCTTGAAAATTATCTTCTTCACTATGACAATAAAGTTCACCATCTAATATAATGTTTTCTTTAAGATCAGATAAAGAATCAATTATATGTTGCATACTTCCATGTTCTTCTTGGATATCAATACCATCTCTAGATATAAGCTTTACTGATCCATCTTCTTTACAAATAGCCAAACATCGTTGTCCATCTAATTTAGGTTGAATATAAGCATTATTCCAGTCTATCTTCTTCTTTTCATCTTTATATTTCTTAGCCAACATAGGTAAAATCACTTCTGTATTTTGAGCTTCTTCAATCGTCTCAAAATAGTCTTCTTGTAATTTTTCTCTAATTTTAGAGTTCATATCAAATATAGCTTGTTGTTCAGGAGTGGTTTCATTGCTTCGACCTATATTCTTACCTTTACATATCTTACTATTTTTAACTAAATTCCCATCAAGAACACCTGATTCTTGTTTGAATTCAGCTCCTTCACACCAGAAATTAATAACTCTTATTTTTCCTTTGGAGTCTACTTTATATAATGTTGTTGTGTCTGTCATATTTTTTCGTGATTTACTACTCCGTTTTTATTGGGAATACCCCAAGTTCTTGTTTTGTTTATATCCATTTTTTTATTGATAATATCAATAATGTAATTATAATCCATACCTCTAGAAGCTGCAGATCCAAATAATAAAATAAAACAATCAGCATACTCCATATCTGTTTTATCAGAATAAGGATTTTCTTTAAGTTCTTCTATTAATTCATGTACTTCTTCTTCTAAATGATATATTTTAGAAAGACAATTGGATTGTCCAAAAGTCTTTACTTGCCATTCAGTTATATCTTTAAATTGTTCTTCTGTCATTTTTTAATTTTAATTTACTTTCTATAGCTCTACATCTCCAACTCAACTTATTAGCCATATCTTTATAGAATGTAGGATCTTCATTTACTTTCTTTTTATGTAGCATTTTAGCACTTCTAACAATAGTAAAATTACCATCTTTATAATAAATAACACCTAAGTGTTTAGGTATTACTTCTAAAGGAACTAAGTTTTCCGGCATTACAAAAAAGAATTTATTTGCTCTTTTACCTTCTAATATTTCAGTATGTTTATGAGTAGTTACTATAGTTTTATATTCTTGCTTATTTTTCATTAAATTGAAATAATCATCTAAAAATACCGTTCTTGTACTAGATTTATTAAAATCAGCTTTAAAATCAGATTTACTTACTTTAATCTCATATTCGTATAAGATATCTGATTTAGTTACTCTAAGAACATCCATTTCATAATCACCTAGATAATAATTAGGTATAAGTATATCTCTTTCATTTTGTAATGCACGAAGTAAATCTAGTTTAATTCTATCAGCTAATTTCATATCTTTTAAATAATTTTTCTACGGATTTTTGATTATTACTATCTTTAGATAATGTAGTGTTTATACTTTTTTCAAATACACATTCAAAATCAGAAGGAGCATTATATTCACTTACAAATACAGTATGTCCTATTCTGCTCATTATCCTAACCCAATTCCAAAATATTTCGTAATTAAATTTATCTTTATATTGAGTTGTTCCTTTATAAGGTGGATCACAATAAATAATACTGTTATCCGGTATATCTAAAGTAGTATAATCTTGATTTGTAATTATTAAACCTTGCAATCCTGGATATTGATTTAAAATGTTATTTCTAGATTCTAGACAATGATTTCTAGGATTACCTTTACTATCATTGCTAGTAGCATATCCTCCAAACCATTTACCTCCAAATGAGCAACCAAATCCTACAAATCCAACTAAGTAAGCCGGGTAATTTTCTTTATTATCTTTTATAGATAAGTATAATTCCTTATCTATATGTGTAGGTGGATCCCAACCTTGTTGAACAGCTTTAAATAACTCTATTAAATAGTAATTAATATCATTACCTAGTCTAGGACCGGTTACTTTATCTATAAGGTTAAACCCACCTACAAATGGTTCTATATACCATTGATCTTCTTTTCTGTCTTTTAAAATAATAGGTAAAATGTCATTTGCTAACCTATTTTTAGAACCCATATACTTCATTAGTTTCCAGTTGATCCAAATCCAAAATCACCTCTTTCAGTATCAGATAATTCTTCTGACTCTATCATTCTAATTTGAGGATAAGGTAAGATTATAAGTTGACCACATTTATCACCTATAGCATACTCTTCTATTTCTGAAACTTTTTTACTTGTATTTAAAAATCTGAGTTTAACTTCTCCTCTGTAAATAGAGTCAATAATACCAACACAATTCTTCAACATCAATGTTTTATTAGTTACTGAACTTCGAGGAAATAACAAGCCTACAAATCCAATAGGTATTTCTATAACTATACCTGTACCATATTCTATATATTTTTGAGTTCTAGTTACAGAAGTGGCAGTCATATCTAATCCTGCATCTCCTAATTTTGCATAGCTAGGTGTTGTAGCATTTTTATCTATTTTTTTAAATTTAACTCTAATACCTTCTTGTATTGGATCAATTCTATAACTTTCTATTTCATGCATTTGAAATCTTTCTTCTATAGTAGAACCTAGAGGGAGATCTGTACTTACTTCTTTAGTAATTACAGTAAGTCTTTTAAGGTTTAATCCATCCTTCTCAAAGATATTATATGTATTATCTTGATTTTTTGCTGACTCTTTTAAAGTGAATCTTATTCTTGTCCCCATTTATTTAATTTTTGTTGCTTTAATTCCTTCAAACATATATTCCATATGATCTTCATGATAGCCTATAGCTATATAATTACATCCTTTTTCTTTATATTTTTCTATAATTCTCTCTAATTCTTCAATTTTAATAGGGTATTGGTCTGATACATTACTATTTCTTGTATCTGTGATATAATCAGAAGGATGTTCATTTAAATCTTCTTTATCATAGATTTGATTTACTCGGTCTTTACCTAAAACCTCATTATAGAATTGAAAATCTAATTCTTCAGTAGAATTTTTACAAATTGTTTCAACTTTAAATTCAAATCTTTCTTCTATTTTCTTCTGAGCTTCTTTAACTTTTTTCATATCTATAAGAGCCATTTTAAAATCTAATTCCTGTCTTAATTCAGTTGCATCTTTTTCTGAAAGATTCTCAACTATTTTCTCTATTTCTTCTTTATTCATATTGTAAAGGTAATAAAAAGGGTCTTACTATTTCTAATAAAACCCTTTTAATTTTTAATTAATTGTTATTTATTGTGATTTGCTACTAAAATACAAATATTAATAAAATCTTCATCAGTATGATTACTTTTCATAATATTTATATCTTTATGCACCCATTGTAAATTACCTTCTATATAGCCTTTAGAACTATCTTTTCTATCTACAGAAGCAGTACCACTACCTCTAATGTAATTATCTAAAGTTAACTCTATACCACTTAATGCACATTTTTTATTTTGTATATTAAATAGTTCATATATGTATTCTTTAGATATATCTACATCCAAATTTCGAACTTTAGCATTTGCTACTAGTTGACCCCAATAATAGCCTGACATTTCACCTACTCCTAATCTTCTATTTAAAGATTTTTTAGTTTGAGAACAAGTAAAACATTGTTTTATATTACCAGCTTTTACAGCATATTTACTAGTAATGCAAATTGTTCCACAATCACATTGTACTTCTACTTGACCAGCTTTACCTCTAATTTTATAAAGGTTATTAAGAACAGTCCAACTATTATATTTTGAACCTATTTTAAGATCTACTCTACTAGACATATTAATTTTTACAAATATACGTAAAAAAACTCATACTAACAAGCAGAATAGGAGCAATTATTACATTTTTTACAACCTTCTTGATAAACTATTTGACCTATTTTACATTCAGGGCAAGAAACTCCTGTTTTTGTATTATCTGGAATATATTTTTTTAGAACCCTAGATACAGCTTTAGCAAAGCTGACTATTTCAAGATCACATTTAGATATTTGTTCAATAATATATTTAGGTTCAGTACCATGTCTTAACATTCCAGATATTAACCGGGTTAATACTTGCTCATCAGTTTTTATAGATGCATGTTGAATATTACTTAAAGTACCTTCAGATGATTTAAAATCATATTGACCTTTCTTTACTTTGATGATTTTACCTAAATCTTTACTAGGTAAAGTATCTTGATCTTCTCTTACATGGAAAGCAAATACTTCATAAGGTTTATTATCTATAAGACCTACAAGTACACCATATTTGTCCCCTTTAACAGTAACAACATTGAGTTCACCATCTATTTCTTTAGGTCTTTTTAAAGCATTAATATAACCAAATTCATCTATCTTAGTAGTTGGTTCACTTACAAGTACACCAGTTCTACATCCATCCCTATATACAGTAACACCCTTTAACCCTTGTTTAAATGCTTCCATATATATTTCAGATACTTGTTCTTTGGTAGCTGAATTTGGAAGATTTATAGTAGAAGAAATAGCGTTAGTAGTATACTTTTGAAGTATTGCCTGAATTTGAACTCTTTTAATCCAATCTATATCTTCTGCAGTAGATTTATACCAAGGGGAATTTTCAAATAAATATTGAATTTCGTCTTTACTTAATTCATCTACTGTTATATCAGGATTCCCATCATTTATATTAGCTAATACATCTTCCTGGTTCTTTATCCAATCTCTGAATTTAGGGTGTAATACAGGATATTCGGTCCAACTATCACCATTAGGATCTACAAAATCAACTCTTTTAGTTTCATTAGGATTAACTTTAGTTCTTCTAATATAGAAAGCTTTAAATAAAGGTTCACATCCTGAAGAAGTTTGAGTCATTAAACTAACTGTACCTGTAGGAGCTATAGTTGACCATGAAATATTACGTCTTCCATACTTATACATTCTTTGAGCTTGTTCAAGAAAATTTAAAAATAACATATCGTAAAAGTCATTTCTTCCTTGAGATAAATATTTAGCTCCACCTTCAATTTCTTGTACAAATTCTAAATTAGGATCCCAACTTTCAAATGTACCTCTAAGTATAGCTAAATCAATAGTAGCATCTAATTCAGCTTCCATTTTAGTCTTCATAACAGCATCTATAGTATCCATACCAAGTTGAGAATCATATTTAAGACCTAAAGCAGCTACCATATCACCTAAAGCGGTAATACCACAACCAGTTCTTCTACCAGATTCACAAACTTTTTTTACATTTTCCCATAAATCTAACTCTCTCCGTTTAATTTCTTCCGGTTCAGGATCAGATTTTACTTTATTTATAATAGCTTCTATTCTTTCTAATTCTAAATCTATTAAATCATCAGCTAAAACTTGCTGAATATAAGCTATTTCATAAAGTAATTTATGATCAATTGCTGCTCTATTTGTAAAAGGATCTTTAACTATGCTAAGTAAATTTAAAGCAAATAATCTACAACTATCATAAGCATTAAGCCATTGTTCACCACAAGGATTACAAGCTATAGGTACAAATAATTCATAAACACTCTCAGGAGAATAATTTATAACTCTATCTTTAAAAGCAATACCCGGTTCAGCATTTTCCCAAGCCATTTCAATAACTAATTCCCAAAGCTCTTTAGCCATAATAGTCATACAAGATAACTTATTATTAGGATATCCAGATACATTGAATTCATACATTTTATTCAATTCAAAATCAGCATCCCAAATCCAAGATAATCCTAAAAGAGTTTCTTCTACTTTTTGTTTATCAATTTTTACAGGAAAAGTACATAAAAAAGGTTTATTTTCTTGTACCGCTTGCATAAATTCATCCGTAAACATAACAGATACATTAGCACCGGTCACTTTAGTTCTGTCTTTCTTCTTAGTTACAAACTTAAAAATAGAAGGGTGATTACAAGACATTAATAACATTAATGCTCCTCTTCTACCTTCTTGAGCTACTTCTCTAGTAGTATTTGAATATCTATCCATAAAGGAATCAGCTCCAGTTGATGTTTTTGCTACGTTATTAACAAAAGCACCACCAGGTCTAAGACTATCTAAACAACCACCTACACCAGCTCGTCTTTTCATTAATTGAACTAACTCTTCATCCATTTTTAATATACCCGCATAACTGTCATATGGTGAAGGAACTACATAACAATTAGATAAACTTCCTATTGTATTAGTACCTAAAACTGACATTATACTACCTTGAGGTATAATATATTTGAATTTTTCGAAATATTTAAGAATATTATCAAATGTTAAAGGATCTCTATGTCTACCAAAATGAGATAAACTATTCCATTTAATAGGATCATCTGTCACAATTGTATCATAATTCTCTTCTATTCTAGCAAATTCTTTAGCCATTCGTATATGCATATCTTGAGGTGTTTGTTCACCAATATCTGCATATTTATCTAACCATACTTGAGCTGCAAGTATATCTCCATCAAAATAATCCTTTAATTCTTCTGTCATTTACATTAATTCTTTTATATCGTTATAGCATAAAGAGATTTCATTTTGTTCACTTTCTCCTTCTTCAATATTGTCTTTACACAAATCTACGAAATCTTTTATAATTTCCACTAATTCTGGCTTTTTATTTATGCATTCTTGAACATAATCTTCTAATTCTCTGATTGTCATTGTTTATTATTTTGTACTAACACTAAAAAATCTATTAAGTATACCTCTTTCTTTTTCTTTTTTTAATTCTTTTTCAAGTTGAGATATTTTTTCTTCCAAAATTATTTCTTTTTTTCTAAAAGTTCACGATATTGAATAAATCCTTTATAATTTCTACACCAACCTTCACATAAAGTATTTCTATAATTTGTTTCGTCATCTATAGGAAGTGTATAACCTTTTACAAATGATTGATATTCATAATTACTCATAGCTCTAGCACAATGTTCAAATGGAGATGCATGAAATGGTACTGCATTAGCCATTCTGTCATGTAAAGCTATTTGTTTCTCATAGCTAAACTCTTTTTCATCACCTACAATTGTGTAAGATGTTCTTGCACACATAGCTGTTGAAATTTTTACTACTAAATCTTCATCTTGTAACTGTTCTAAAGTTAAACCATCTCCACCTACATGAATTTGGTCTCTAATTTTATCTTCAAAAGGAATATGCCATTGACCACTCTGTAGAGTTTTAGGAATACTTTCATTCATTGCATCCCACATAGCTTCAGCTAATACTTGTATATGAATCTCTGCTTGACTTTTATTAAAAGATAACCAATCTAAATCAGTAAAATCATTTAATTTTAACATAAAGTTTTCATTAGAAGACATTCTTTTATATACATCTTTTTTACTTCTAAAAGGATGATTACCATTAATACCTTCTATAACATACTGAGGACATCGCAACTTAAAGAAGTTTTCCCATTCTGTAGCTGTTACAATAACAGTATGCCACATAAAAGGTTCAAGAAGTCTATTACAAAGTTGTTTGGTTACTCCTAATCTATTTAATTCATAACTTTGAGCAATAGCCAAATCTCTTGCTTCTAACCACTCTGTAATAAAATGTTCTGTAGCCGAATAAATTTTTGTATATCTTTCATATTCATCACCTTCACCTACTGTTACTGTATCATCATCTGTCCAATACTCAGTTCCTTGCATACCTTTATGGTCTTTTTGCCAGGCAATAGGAATAAAAGGATTATTTTGTACAGCTTCAACCATTTTATTAAATGGTATAGCCCTACTACTTGCAGAATTTTTACTTAACATTCTATGAGTATTTAATTCTGCTAATATAATTCTTGGAAATGTCACTAATACAGAAGTAATTCTGTCACCTTGCTGATTTTTTGAGTCTGCAACTATCTGTGCAGAAATTCTTGTTTTATTTTGCTCCATAAATAATTATTTGTTTTTTTATATTTTCCTGATAGTACTTGGTATATACCTTTAGTTCCTGTAAGTTCTTGAGCTTCTGCTACAGAATTAAACTCATTAATATATTCTCCTGTTATTTTATACTGATATACTTTAATTCTATTTTTAGCAGGTAAACCTTTTTTACCATTAGATATATTTCTCTTTACTTCATCAGATAAAGGTATGCCCTTTTTCTTAGAAGGTTTACCAAGTATACTTAATCTATGTTTATCTATTTGCTCTTGAGTTTTAGGTATACCTTTGTTCCAAGCTTTCTGACCTTTATGAGTTTCAGATAATTTTAATTTAGTTTCTTCTGTTCTTTTAGTACCCAGACTATTACCTGCTATTTTGCAAATATTATATCTTGGGGAAAGTTTATCAATATAGTACTGTTCTCTTTTTATTAAAGAATCTTTATCACATTCCTCTAACATAAAGAATATAAAATTCTCCTCTCCATGTTTATTATATGACCTTTGTAAATAGAGAGAATGATGTATATTATTTCTTAAATGATGTAAATGAAGATTTTTTCTTCTATAAAAATTAATTGCACTTCCAATATATAATTTATTGTTTACTATATTTCTAATACAGTATATACCTGTTTTTATCATAAAGCAAATATAAGCAAAATTAATAACTAAATGAAATTTAATTTTTAATTAGCTACTATTTGTGTTTTAATCATTCTTATTATTTAAAAATTTATCTGGGAGACTTGCACTCTCATTACACCCAATTAAAATATTACTGAACTTAATATTTCTTTGTACTCTTTGTACATTAAAAGGTGCGTATTATACTTAGTTCTTATACGAAGATAAATTTAGTTATTTTTAATCCTTTACTGGTCAAACCTGCGACCGTTATGCGTAATATTTACTGGAACATCCACACAAATTTAGACCATATGCTTCGACATTCGATACTATTAACCTCTTGTTTCCAATACAACTTACCTGTAACACTCATAAATGTGTTATCGTCAATGTCCATATAAATAAATGGAGCATCGTATAGGTAGTGAAAATTATTTACCCTAAATACATCCCCACTTATAAATTTTTTACCCACAAAACTACTACGCATAACAACAGGTTTAACCAATAAAGGTTTCCTGAGTATGCGGTCAGTAATGCGTTTAATAAAGTTTCTCATATCTTGATAATTTAGTTATTTTAATTCTTTTTTAAGTTTTTTAATATTTCCTTGATATCTATTTATCAATTCTATTAAAGTTTCTATTTTAGAAGAAGTAATTACTTCTTCAGAATTTAAATCATTCCATAAATCTTTATGATTTGTAGAAGCTAACCATTGTTTTCCATATTTATTATACCTAAACATAAAAGGGTATAAGTAATCTTCTGTTTCTTTCATTTTATATATTTTGATAAGCTTCTAAAAAACTATATTTTTCATCAGGATAATCATAATTGACTATTTCATCAATATTAAAACTATCACCAAGATAATTTTCATCAGGTTCTGCTAAAAATTCTTTCATAGCTAAAGAAACCGCTTCTTGTAAATTTTTAGCTGTTACTTTATAGACTTTGTAAGATTCCCATATTATAGGTATTTTATATTCTTTTTGCATTATTTTAGTTTATTTATAAATTCCTTAATATTATTAACTCTACGATATCCTACGTCATATTTCATATTATGAGGTCTAGACATTAAGTAACACTCTATACCATTACTATTAAGCTCTACAAAATTCCTAATAGAATCATCTACCATGACATCACACTTACTTTTTAATGCTTCTATTTTAGACTGGTCAGGTCCAACATTTATAATCTCTCCTGAAGGAAAATCATTTTTATCTAACCAGGCTCTCACAGTGTCTACACTACAATCTCTAGCTGTACAATAACCTGTAATAGGATAAGTTAATTCCTCTCCTTTAATAAGAGCAGGACAAGACATCCAAAATTCCTCATTATTAGTTATTTTATGAATATTATCTCTAAATCTAGGATCATTCCAATCTTTAGGATGATGTCTTGGTAAATCAAAATACTCAAGAAAATGTTCTTCAAATGCTGCACATACACCATCTAAATCTAAATAAACACGTTTAAAAGGTTTTTTATACCATAATTCTCTATTATCAAATTGAGGAGCTATTTTATAGTATTCTAAGATACCTAATAAACCCCATGTAGCGTTAGCTAAATGTTTTGTACCAAGGTCAGGGTCAATATCTTCACCTTGTTTAAAAGATCTAATATGTCTTTCTACACTAGCAATCATATCCATCCAAGGTAAACCTAATCTCCAATTTGAACTGCCATCTTCTATTAATTCATAATTAAAAGATTCTTTAAAAGGTATTTCTGAACCTTTTATAATATCTCCGTTATCTTTTTTGTACATACTATATTTATGTGCACCTTTTGTATATACTTCCGCCACATCTTTTAATGCAAATTCAGGTATAAGTTCATATCGTATTTTACCCTTATTATATCGTTTAGCTTTCATTTAATTTCCAATTATAATTTTTATAAAATTTTCTATCTCCTCTTAATACTCTCACTATATTTTTTCTCTCATATAAAGGAAATTCTTTTAAAATTTCTTCTATATTTTTCCACTTTTTAATGGTATTACCATCTTTATCAATTTGCAAGACAGTTTTAAAACTATACTTTACTACAACTGATCTAGGTTTATTATTACTTTTTGTTATCACAAAATTTCTTATTCTACTTCTTTTATTTGTATAACACATTCTTATTTCAGCATCTTCACAATTTAAAAATGTAGTCGCATCTAAAATAGTTACATTACTTTTAATTAGAGTTAAATCTATATTATAGATATCAACTTTTATTTTTTCACATAATTTTTTAACTTTTTCTAAATCTATAGAAGATAATAAATCATTTGAATATAAAATAATATATTCTTTATATTTTAATCTTCTTTCTTTTAAATTAATAGATAAAGTAGGAGAAGTAGTTTTTAACTCTTTTGCTGCTTCTTTTAAAGAAAGAAACTCTTTAATAAAATTACCGTTTAAATCATATAATTTCACAGATTTATTAAGACCTTTCTCTGTAGAAGTATGACCATTTATAAGAGTTGCTTTTAACTTTTTTCTTTTAGAAGTTTCTGTTATATGTGTTTCAGATAATTTATACTTAAATCTATATTTTTTAACACTAGCAATATTATAACCATATTTACGATCATTACATTTATATAATTTGATAAAATTAGCCTCTTGATCTTCACATTCTTCTGGATTACATATATAAAGCACTTTAAATACAAAATTGTCTCTTCCATATTTATTCCAAGCATTTTGTAAATGCTCGTTATAATGAACATTTTTTACTAAAGCTCTATAATGTCTCGTTTTTCTATTGGAAAAAGCCACTTTTGTCGAACCAATATAAATTTTATTATTAATTAAATTTAATATACAGTATATCCCTGTTTTTAAAGTGTTTCCTATATAATTCTCTGAATTCATATATGTATCTTATGGTACACTTAAATATAAGGAAGATAATTGGATTATTTAGTTAATAATAAGTTATTCCTAAACTTATATTTATTAGATCCTTCTTTTTTTGTTTCTATCATTTATTTTAATTTAGTTTCATCAAATTCATCAAAGATTATTGCTGGTACAGATAATTGTTCTTTACCGTTTTTATAAAAAGCTCTCCATATATCTCCTGATTCTTCACCTTCCCCATCGACTACAAATATTAATTCAGGATATAATTTAGAGAATTCTTTTAAATCATCACTATAATCATACCATTTAATTTCATCTTCAAAAAGATTATAATCACTATCATAGACAGATTTTTTACTTATTTCTAGTTCAAAATCTTCTATATTTTTACCAATAGGTAATTCACCTATAATATTTAAACTAAATCTTGTGTAATATCCCATATCTTATTTATTATAAGGTTCATAACTGTAAACCGAGTTTAAAGTTTCAAATGTTTTTTCATCTATAATCTTAACTACAGCAGAAGTACTAATACCTCTATCTCCTGGATGATCAGAAATACCATATAAAGTAAATCTTTCACCTACTTTAGGATCTTCTACAAAAAAACCTGTATGATAAGGCATACTTTCACCAAAATTTGAATTAATATGGTATGGATTTTGAACTGGTCCTAATTTTGTTATTTTATATATTTTTTTATCGTTGTCCATTGTATCTTAAATAAGCCCTAGTATCATCCAAAGATAAGAATCTTTCAGATACTAAAGTTGGTAATTCAAATATTAATTTTTCTTTTTCTATAGCATATTTTATTTCATACCCAACACCGCTAGGTATTTTTAAATCTACATGACTTCTATATGCCAATAAATCACATTTATCTATCAAATATTCGAAATATTTCATAGAATCGTTTTTACCATTAATCATTACATAATCATCATATTCAGCTTGAGTTTTTGATTTATTAGGATTTATAACTTCATAACCCATTTTAGTTAGTAACTCAATATCTCTTAGCTCTTGTGGAGTATTATAAATATGCATACTATGAGCGTAATATATCTTTTTATGAGGATATATATCTACGTATTGTTCTTCAAAAACCTTTTTTGTTATAGGTCTTTCCATCATTTCTATCATATTAATTATTTTACTTGTTCAGGTTTTAAATATTGAAATACTAAGTGGTTAGCTACATGATTAGCTTCTAAATAATTATAATCAGAGCCAGTTAAATTATTAGCTATCATAGCTGGTGCTATATTCATAATAGCATGTAAAAAATGAGTGGCATTATCATCTTTTCCCAATTCTTTCATATCTATATAATTCTCACATTCTGTATCTTCAAACATTTTCTGTATTTGAGCTAATATTTTAAATGCATATTGATCTTGTTTTTCCATTATTCTCTTATTATATTTATTAATTCGTAATATCTATCTTCTTGTTCCTCAGTAAAATCATTTTTATTTATCATAAGTAATTCTCCTAACTCTCTTTTTTGTTCATATAAAGGATCTTTTTTAAATTTCTCTAAAAGATTATCCATATATTTTATGTATTTCTCACTATCAAAATCTTCGTTATTCATATATTTTACCTAAACTTACTAGTTTATAAGTTAATCTAATTAAAGGTTTTACATCTTCTACATCTTTATTAAAATCTCTATATAGTCGAATTATATTCTTTATATATTGATAATTAGACATTCCAATATTTATATATTTAGCTGTTTTAGCCGGTCCACATCCTTTATTACATTTGATATTATCTCCAGCATCACCAGTACATACTTGAACAGCTAAACTATGCCTAGCTTCATCATTATTTATTTTATACCATATATTTTTATTATAATCATATATGATACCTGGTATTTGTCTAAGATCTTTATCAATAAAGCATAAAATACTCATATTTCCATATTCTTTACCTAAAATATAAAGCATATCATCAGCTTCTAATAAATCATCAGCTCTAATAAAATTAAGGTCTTCAATACATTTTCTATATACTTCTTCAATTATTTCTAATTTAGGTGGTCTATTTGCCTTATATTCTGGATATAAAGCTTTCCTATAAGAACCTTTACCACCTACAAAACAATACATTTTCTGTATATCAAAGCCTTTATTTATTTCGTCATTAAGGGAATAAAGTCTTTCTTTAATTTTAGGTATAATGATAGTATCTACTTCTTCAAAAGTATAAGGTAATCTTTCCTCTGATTTTAAAGGGTGTATAGAACTATGTATTATACTATCAGCATCAACTAATATGATTCTCTTTTCTTTATTCTTAGGGTCAATTCTAATATCATTTAATCCATTATCCCACTCTATATCTTTATTCTCATGTTCTTGTGTTAGTCTACTCATATATAATTAATTTTAGATTGATCTAAATTACTAAAAGCTTTATTAAACCAAATTTCTTCTATACTATCTTCAAATAAAATTACATATATATTACCTATTTCTTTATTAGGTACAAGACGACAGAGCCTACCTAATATTTGTTGACCAGAACTATCAGAAGCATCAATACTTAAAATAATACTATGAGTTAAATCAGGTACAGAAACAGATTCTTTAATACCATTTACATTAACTAATTCAATTATTTTACCATGATAGAAATCCAAATAATTTTGCTCTTTAGTTTTATCATCTAATTTTGAATGATAAGCCCTATAAGGAAATAATTTAGTTTGTTCTATTGATCCCGCATATATTAACAATTTTTTATATGTGAGCTTTTTAACCAGATTTTTAGCAAATTCCACTTTAGATTTAGAGTTTTTCAAGAAAATTTTTAAGTTTGATAGCTCAATAGGGAAAGAAGCACCAGCTTTTCTATTCTTATACTTTTTTATAAGACTCTCATAAGATTTTCTTTCACTAGTCCAAAAATCAAATTTTTTAGTTTTTACATGGATATCCTTTTTATCACTAAAAGGTATTTTAATTACATTAATAACATAATCATTAATAAGACCTTCTTCAATACTAGCGTCTATCATTTTTGTATAAGCTATAGAACAAATATTAATTAATTTGTCAAAGTTGTTTTCGTATTCTCCTCTTTTTGAATTTTTAGGAGTACCGGTTAAACATAATATTTCTACATCTGGATTTAATTTAATAGCTTTTTCAAGATATTTATATCCTATTTCTGTAGAAATATGACACTCATCATAAACAATAATATCATAGGAAGAAAGAAAGTGATGCAAAGAATCAATACAACATAAATCTACATTATCCAGGTATTTTTCTACTTTAAATTTAGTAAACTCCATTTTGAAGTTAGTTAAATAAATAGTTTTATCACCGAAAAATAGGCATTTAGCTTTTTTCTTTTCTTTACACTTTTTAATTATACGTTGAAGAGCCAAAACTCCTTTACCAAGTCCTACTGACATACAAATAGTAGATTTTAATCCATTATCTATATGAGCTTGTTCTGCAAGTCTTTGAATTTCTATTTTCTTTTTTATTGAATTGTCCATATTTTTATTTAAAACACTCAGTAATACCGTTAAAATTTGTGATTTTTAGGTAAAAATTTATTAAAATTAAACATATCTCTACCATTAGTTGTTTTATACCTATTAGTTTTCCTATCAAAAGATAATTCTATATCTTGAGGTATACCAACTAATTTTTGTTTTTTAACTTTCTGAGATCCCATAATTACTTTAGTGTCTAACTTATCTTGAGAATAATTTGGTCTTTGAACAAAAAGCATATTAGAGACACCATCAGCCCAAGAACCACCAGATTTAACAGCATACATATTAGGTTTTTCATATAATCCTGCAGCATTTTGCTTAGGAGTTAACTGATGCATTACTAAGTGTACTGAAGTCATAGTATCAATAGCAAATTGAGTAGCTAACATACCTATATGAGCTGCAAATTTATCATCCCTATCTGGTGCTTCTTTTGAAGGTGTAAACTTCAAAATAGGGTCTAAAATACATCCAAAGACATTATCATATTCTTTTATTAAAAGTTTAAATTCTGATAGTGTTTTTTCAATTGTATTAAAAGGTGGTTTAATATTAACAAATATAAATTTGTCTTTAATTAAATTAAAGCAATATTCATATAAATCTCTATCAATATAATTATCTCTGTCTTTATCGGTACTTTTCCCAGATAAAGTGTGAATCATATCAGCAAAAAACTCAGCTACCGGCATATCCTCTGGTGAGGAAAATAAAAACCTTTTATTTTCTTCTAAAGCTTTAATTAAACATAATTGTTTAAGCATTAAAGATTTACCTTCATTAGCATAACCAGTCCAGATATTATACTCTCCTGGTCTCCAAGTCCATGCATGATCTAATTCTTCATTATATGTAGTAGTTCCTTTAACAGGTCCATCTACATATTCATGTATCATCTGATCATAACAATCTTCAGGCGTAAAAATTTCTATTTCTATCTTATCTGGCATTAAAATACAGTTTTAGTATCAATTTTAGTTACTATCTCTTTTCTTTCTTCATAATTCTCATAAATACCTGCTAAAGTAGACATATTATCTTTTTCTATAAAATATTTAAGTAATTGCATACCCGGTCTTAAATTAGCTACATGATCAATTAATATTTTTTCAATTTTATTGATATCTTCTAATTTATACTTCTTTATAACTTTATTTAATTTAGACTTAAAATCTACTAAATTACACATTAAAGGATATTGATTACCTCCAGTATATACAACTTGGTAATTAGCTTTACCACATTTTTCTTTGACTTTATCTTGTAATTTCTTAAAAATATCTTCAAAATTATTTAATTCTTTGACTATCAATGAATTAATAGATGGTGCTGTTATTTCTGTACTATTATTTAATACATCTTCATAGGCTATTTTAGATAATATATCTGCATTTTCTATCTTAGATTGTAACCAACCTTTTCTTATTTTCAACTCTTTATCCATATCTCTTAATTTATCAAAATCTAATGTTTCTTTTTCCGCATTGAATCTTTTCCAATGACTATATACTTGAGAATTAAATCTTATAGATAATTCTTCAAGTAAAGTGTCTGTTTCTTCAATTATTTGTTTTTGTAAATCTATTCTGTTTTGATTAATAACGTATTTTTTATATAATACATTCTTTTTCAAAGCACTAAAATTAGATGTTTCTAAACATTTAACTGCGTGTTCGTCTAAATATGATGATAATTTTAATTTTATCACTATATAATTGTCTATAGCAAAGTAGTCTTTATAACCCATTATATCTTTGCTATTCTCTTCTATTAATTCTTCACATCCTCCATGTAATAATACATATAGATAGTCCTTTGAGTCCTCTGCAGGATAATATAAATAAGTATCTATAACATAGTCTTTTAAAACTGATTTTAAAGGACTATTAAATATTCCTATACTGAATAAGTATGAAATATTTTTAGATAGATAAAAATTTATTGTTCCTTGTGTTATCATTTACTCAATTTTGATTTAAAAAATTTGTTTAAAATTGTATTATTCATACAATTAGGATGCATCATACCTTCATCAGAGAATAAAAATTTAGCTTCATAATAAGAAGCCATCATTTTTCCTTCTACAAACATAAGAATTTCTCTCTCAAATCCAACAGGACCAAGAGTATTTAACATATTAATAAATTCTTTATTTGTAGAAGATCCGTAATAAGTTAACCAATTAGATTCTTTTATTTTATATTCAAATACTTTTCTAGTCTTTAATTCTAATTTTCTCTTCTTTGAAAGTCTTACTTTAGTCTTATTAAATAATATTTTTTTACCTATATAATGACAGTAAGGCTTAGTCTTAGCTGTTATCTTATAAATAATCTGTATATTATCTTTCTTTTTAAACTCTTCCGGTATATCCTCTAATGAAGATATGATTTTTCCTTTATATTTCCAATTGCTCATACTTTGTTTTTATACAAAAATAAGCAATTTTAGTCATATTTAAAAATTAAATTGTCATTAGATGAAAAACTATTATGATTTAACCTATAAGAAATAGTTGTCTGAGGTATATTTAATAACTTAGTAGCTACTAATTGACTAGAAAATTCTGCTATCTTTTCACCAATTAAATTATATACACTAAATTTCCTACTTCTTTTATCTTTATGACAAAAAGGACAATTCCTAATCTTCTCTTGTTTTAATAATTTATCTCTACCTATTCTATAATTAGATATATAAGTATTATCTGGCAATAAACCATATCTATAACCTTCTAATAATAAAGGTCTTTTACCTATATCTTTACTAAAATATTTCTGTCTTACCTCACTTTGACTTTCATATGATCTCAAATATTTACCGTTTGAGTTATATTGATACATTTTTGTTTTTTCTCTACCTGAATAACCTCTTCCAGGGTTTTTAATTTCTCTTCTCATTTTATGCTGCTAGTTTTTGGCATATATATTTAATTGATTCTTTACTTTTGTCTATTAAAATTGCTTTTCTATTTAATTTAATCCCTTCTATACCAAAAACACCACTACCGGCAAAAGGATCTACTATAGTATCTCCTTCTTTAGAAGTGGTTTCTATAAGAGATTTAATCATATTAGAAGCTTTTTCAGTTTGATATCCTCTAGGTCTTATTTCTTTAAAAATTAGATTTTGAGTTATATTTGAATTTTTTGACTTTGAGAAAATAATAATACCTTCTGGTTTCATTATTTCACCTCTCATATTTTTAACTGGAGATAAGTCTTTATATAATTTGTGATATTCTCCTATTTTAATAGGTGTAAATCCATAATTTACAAAACAATCTGTATATTTTTTCATCTCTTTTAAACCAGATATTGCATTAGAATACATATAAGTTATAGTAGATGTTTCATTTCTTAATAACTTATTACATAATTCTAATAGTTTATTGAATTGAAAAATTGATATAGTTTCATATTTTATACCTCTATTTCCTCCTTTTACAGCAGGAGTATTATAAGGAATATCTAAAAAGATATTATCTGCTTTTATACCTTCATCTATTAATTTTGGCAATATATCTAAACAATCCCCTTGATATAAATATAGAAGCTCTTTACCTTCTATTGTTATTTTATATAATCCATCATTTATTCTTTCAAATATTCCTTCTTTAGCACCAACTCCTAATATTCTTCTTATATTAGGAGTTAATATGTCTAATTCTTTTGATATTTCTTTATAATGAGATTCTCCTTTTTGATTTATATAATTAAGTACTTTTTCTTTTTGTGTCATATTTCTAATTTATCCCAATTTTCTAATACTTTTTCTGCTTTTAATTGATCTAATATACTTTCATTGGGAAAGAATAATATATTATGATGATCTTCAATATACTCTACTAATACATCAATATCTTTTTTATTTAAATCTGGTAAAAGATTTATAAAATGATCTAATTTATCATCAGTATCATAAACATCTGAATATAACTCATAAACATCTAATTCATCTAACTTTTTAGTTAAATCAGTTAGATTTTCTATTAACTTATTTAAATCTTTACTTTTCATTAGTTAATTATTACACAGTTAGGATTAGTTAATATACCATCATTCTCTATATCCGGTTCTAAATAATACTCATCTAAATTCTCTACTTGGAAAAAAGAAGGTGTACTAATTACATTATGATAAGCATTACCCTCATCATCTTTAGCATATATCACTGGCATAGTTTTACATTCCGGATGGTTCTCTATTAAATTCTTTAACTCATTAAAATACTCAATTACTGTTATCATATTCTTCTATTTTATTTATTATTGATTCAATCCATTTATACATAACTGTAGTTTCTACACTATTACCTATAAACTTCTTTTGTTCTGTTTTAGTACCAATTAACTTGTAATCTTTAGGAAATCCTTGGATCTGAAGTAATTCTGGTATATTCAAATACCTCATAAAAATATCACATATATTATTATTTTTCATATATGTTTTTAATTCTATCATTTTCTCACTATCACCTTCATTAATTTTAAGATTAGAATTACCTTCTTGAGATTGAATTAATAGTAAAGCTTTAGGATATTGTAATTTAGCTTTTTGTACAATAAGATGTAGCTTTTCTAATTGAACTGTTCTAATATCCTCTGTAAAATGATAACATTCCGGATGATTAGCTTCATGTGATTTTATAGCGTTTTTATCATGATTGATACAAGCTATTACTCTAACTCTAGGATCTTTTAATAATCCAGTAGTTACTCCTCCTCCGCCACAAAATAAGTCTATAGCTATTATTCTTATATCTTCCATTATATTAAATTTGAATAAAAATCATGAATTGTTTCTTCATATTCTGTAGTAAAGAAATCTATATTAAAAGCATCTTCCATGTATTCTATGGTTAAATACTTAGCATCTCCGATACTCATTTTATCTGTTATGTCATATTCTAAAGAAATATAATCTAAAAAATCTAATCTATTAAAAATACTTGAATATTCAGTAGTTTGTATAAATTTTTCACCATAATCAAGACATTCAGATACAGAAATCATTTCATTTAAATTAATTTCAATAAATTCTTTTTCCCAGGGTATTTCTGTTACAAAATAACCGACTCTATTAATATAATGAAATCCAGCTACTATATAACTATTCTCATTATCAGAATCAATTAAGGTCCATATTTTATTATCTTCTTTAACACTTTGAATGAAATCTATATCTTCACCATAAGTCTCAAAGAAACACCCATTATAGGGTGCTTCTTCAACAAATTTATTCTTAATTGGTCTATATTTCTTTTCGAATTGTTCGTAAGTTATTTCTTTAGTATTCATATACTTCTTGTTTTGATTTTCTTATTGTTTCTGGTATAATTAATTGAATACCACAAGCAACACATTCACAATAATCTTCATTATGAATAATAGTATCACTCATAAAGCATTCAGGACAACAATCATAATCTAAATATAAAAGATCCTCATTTGTAGCTTCATAAATTCGATTTTCGAAATGATTTAAAGTGTAGTCGTCTTCAAAAGGATAAATTGTTTTACTAAATTTAGTTAAATTTGTTAATTTATTAGGTATAAGAAAAGTGTATTGAGTTTTTCCTAATACTTTAATCATTTCGAATCCAAAATTAAGAGCATTTAACATATGATTAATACTACAAGTCTCATTAGAGCAATGTTCATTAAAAGATCCATTAGAAATATTCATAGAGTTAATTGTTAAACCATTATTTCTTAATTGACCTATATCTGTGCCAGTACCATAATTAAATTCATAGTGAAAATCTCTCATTAAAGGGTACATTTCTGACTTAAATTCTTCAGATAATACCTGACTTCCATTAGTATGTTCAATTATATCATTTTCAAATGAATTTCTATCAAATTGCATTAAAAATGAACAATCTTTAAAAAAATCCATATTAGCATTAGAACTACCTTTATATCCACATTCTTCATTTAAGAATAAAACACATTTAATATTATCAGTAGCTAAAAGCAATTGTAATAGAATATATAAACCAGCTTTAGGATCAGCACCTAAACCACATTGATATCCTTTAGACATTCCTATAACAAAATTACCACATTGATAAGATTTAAAATTCTTATCAAAATCATGAACTGTATCTAAATGAGACACAACACAAGGATAAATATCAGTTTTACCTTTAGTAATATAAATATTACCATATTTATCATAGTCAATAACACATTTTATTTTATTTTTTTTAATAAAATTGGTGTTAATCCATTCAAAATATTCTTGTTGTAGTCTATTATTTTTAGTGGGAGTTTGAAAATCAAACAAGTCTAATAACAATTTAGTATCTACTTTAGAGACATATTTTGTATTTGGAACAATATCATTTATTGTTTCATCTTCAAATCTATGCATATTTTTATTTTTTATATTAAGCATATTCTTCTATTTCAAGAAGACGTTCATCACCTATTTCATAGTATTCACCATTACTACCTTGTACTAAATTTGAATCATCTTGATACCAAATATTTCCATCTATGTCATGTATACAAAGATCATCAGGCAGATACTCATCTGAATATTCACCTTTATCCACTAAATAACAATCATCTCTTAAAAGCCATTCACTAGTATAATTACAATAACAAATATCTTCACTACTTTTAAGATAATATTGATCATCTATTAAAGTAATTAAATCATCCTGGTCCCAATAGTATTCACCATCTAACCATACCGTATCTTCATTATGTGTAGTACAATTACGATAATAACCGGCTGTTATTACAACTGATTCATCTTGAGGGATATCTATTCTATTTATATCGTCAAAAATCATATCATCATCATATCCATTACGATGTTCATCATCACTATCATAAGAATATATAGTATTTTCTTCATTATTAGTTAATGTACCATCATTGCCATAAGTAAAAGTGTCTATATAAGGATATTCTTCAAAAGTTGTTGAAGTATATATAGTAAAGTATCTTTCTCTATAAATACCATTATTATCTAGAAATTGATTTTTTGAGCTAGAACTTTGAATACTTTTACTCCACCAATCATTTTTTCTAGCATATTCTTGAAACATCTTTTCATAATAATCCTGAGTTACATAAATTCGATCCATAATAGTAATACCATCTACTTTCCAAACTAAAGCTCTACCACATAAAAGATTTTCTTCATTATAAAGACATAAAATAGACAAGTCCTTACAATAAGAATAGATATCAAAAACATAATCACTTCTACCTTGCATACAAGAACTATTTAAAGAAGATCCACCTTCAGCTACTTTTTCAGCATATACATCTGCTATATCTCTATTACTTTTTAATTCAAATTTTAAACCTTCAGCACAAAATTCTTGTTTATAACAATTAGCAAATTCTTCGAAATCTACATCTTTAAATAAACCTAAATATTTTTTATCTATAATTTTACGTATTGTAGCACTACTTCTGCCATTTTGTCTATTATCTTTTTTCCAAATATCAGAATTTTCTTCACTTACTACATGAACTTTACCTTTAGGTAAGAAAGAGATGGTCCCATCTCTTCTAAAGGTAATATAGTTTATATTTTTATTTGTGAATACTTTAGCTAATACGCCATTTGGAAAATCCAAAAAATGAGTTAAGTATCTACAAATTTTATTATCACATTTATATATATAATCCAGAAAACTCTCTGAAAAAATTAATTTATCCATTTGTTAGTCTTTTTGTTCAAAAATAAAGTTATCATCTAATTCTTCATCAGTCATAGTATAGCCATTTTCTATAAGAAAAATCTTAGCATTATCTATAGTATCAAATTCCATTTCTGTATTATCTTCATTTAAAAGGTATTCTAATCCATTTAAAGAAATACCTTCTATATATTTTCCTATTATTACCATAATTTTTTATATCGTCTGTTTTCTTTTCCATACCATAAAAGGACTTCACCTTCTTTAGTTTTATCTATTCTAGGTCTCCATATAGTATTTAAAGTCAATAACAAACCTATTATTATAAGTGATCCTATCATTTTATTTAATTTAAACCTTCCATTAATGCGTGTTTTAAAGCTTGTTCATAAGTATCAAATTTAAACTTATGAATAGTACAATTATTTAATAATCCTTTATTTACTACTTTTATCATAATTCATTTAATTTATTTAAACAACATTCAGATTCTTTACAAACTAAACCATCACAATCTATACACCAAAAATATGTAGAGTCAAATTTCTCTCTTAATTCTTTCATTGCCTGATTTGCAATTAGATCATCTGAATGATTCTGAGCTGTCATTATTAATTTTTGTTCTGTCATAATTCAAAATTTATTGTGTCAGTATTATAAATTGATTTTGCTGCTCCTAAAAACGCCATTATATACATTTCTTTGCCAAATATTAAAGACATATCTTCTAATTTTTCTCCTTCAGAAGGAGAAAAAGATCTGGGATGAATAGAGTCAAATCTACGAGGATTTTCTAAATTTGTTAAAGCAATACAAAAATTATGCAATACTTTAGGTAAATTCTTTATTTTAAAATCTTCCCATTTATCTTCCTTAGTAATAAAATACTGAGGTACAAATAAATCTGCTGTTTTTCTATATCTTAATTTCATTATTGGATATTTGTTAAAGGATAAGCGTTTATAATAGACTCTTCTGATATAATTTGATCAGGTGGGTATTCACTTCCTGTATTACCAGTATAACTATAAAGGTCATCTATAATTTTAGCTTTTTTAAGAATAGCTTCAAGTTGAGCTTTTGCATGAAAATTAGCAAATTCTATTAATATGTTTTTAGTATCTTGTAAACTACCATAATGATTATCTATTAGATTATGTAGTTCTTCTGCTTTTTGTTCTGCTGTCATAAGTATTTTTTATTTTTTAATAATTGTTTAAAGGATTCAAATCCAAAATTCTTTACATACTCAAAAGGATCATTAATATCATTTGTTAACAACTTTTTAGGAATATTAAACCAAGGTAAATTTAATTCCTTAGTTATAGCTAAACTAGTTTCAAATCCTTGAGGATCAGAACCCATAACTATAACAAATATTACATTTGGATATATAGTCATTAATTCTTTTAACCCGGTAATGATATTATGTCTATTTTCAGATAAAGAAGCTATAGCTGTTAATCCACATTTAGCAAATATTGAGCAATCCTTATTAGATTTAAGTACAAAACAATACTTTGTCTCTTGAGTAATCTTATAAGTATAGAAAAAGGTAGTTGGGGGTACATTATTACGCCATTTATCTTTTTTTTCTACATTAGGTCCAAGAGTTAAGAATTTCATTTGACCTGGTACAATATCACCATTTATATCTCTATATACATAAGCAAACATAAATTCATCTTCTTTAGGCTCTTTTACGTTCTTATTTACAGCATATTTGCTAATAGCTAGTATATCCATCTCTTTAATAAGAAAATGCTGTGTTAAGCCTTGTATACAATAATAGTCTAAATGCTTTTGAGTGTAAGGTATGAATTGAGCTTCATAATATAGTCCTTCTTTTCTTATTATAGGGGTTTTTAGTTTATATTGTATTTTAGAGTTAAGTTTTTGTTTATTAACTACATAATTAATTGCTTCTTTATAGTTTAAATTATACTTTTTTTGTATAAATTGAAGAGCATTATAGAAACCACCTTCATCATTATAGATATTTAAAAGCCATAAATCACTAGATCCAGATATCTTAAGTCTTGCTGAAGGGGTTTTTTCAAAAACAAAGGGATTAAGTATATTCCTTGTAATTGAAAAGTCCTCTAACTCTTTTTTAAATATTTCAAGCCCATTATTTGTATTTTTAAATACTTGATCAGATGTTATTTCATTTTCATCCTGTGTTAGTCTGCTCATTTTATAATTTTTTCATATTTCCATATAAATCCATATGCTCTTTTAGCTTTACCAATAGCTACTCGTCTAATTTCACTTAAATTTGTTTTTCCTACACTTTTTGCTGCCTCTTTAACATTTACAAACTCTTCTATAAAATTCATATCTAAATCATATTTATAAATTCTAAATTCAGGATAAATTCTTTTAATTTCACTAGTATCTATCTTTAATGGGTAATTTTCTTCATAATATCTCCACACATAACCCTTACAAAAACCATTTCTATACTTATTTTTCATTTCTGTATCTATTAGTACTCCCCCCAAGAGCTTCCTATAGGATGAGTATCAAAACCTAATGATCTTAATTGATTAGCTACCCATGCCATTCTTTCACCTCTTGGTCTTTTAATAAATTTTTTATCAGAAGTAGAGACTATTACAAGTTCAAAAGCAGCATCTATTAATTTTTGTTCGTTACTTTTTATATTTATAGTTTTTCAATTTTTCTAAATAATTTTGTGAACTTAGTCTCTTTTCGGAAAAATGGTTTTGGGTTATCGTACCAATCAATGGTTAGTTTTTCATCCCAAAATAGCCAATAGTTTCTCTTGCCAAAGAGCTGACCATCTTTAAATGTCATTTTCATAAAGGCATTACCTTTCGATGTTGTACATGGAACGGCATATACTCCGTCTGGAATAACCTCACCATATCCAAATTTGATTCCTAAAAATCGTTTTACTGTGTTTACTTCTGATAGCATAATTGAAATTTGTTTTTTAATTGTTATAGTTTTTTAATATTTTGAATGTCTAAAGTTGTCAAATTGATCGTTGTTCCATTTTCGAGAGTGAATGGCGTGGTGTAAATTGGTGTGGCTATGTGTTGAAGGATGGAAATTGGCAAGAATGATGAAAGTTTACCAATGTGTTTAAACTCATAATGTCTATCGCTTTTAGTTCCTATCATACCTTTTACCAACTCCCATTCCGGCACATCTACATTCAATTTCCATAAGGTCGGTTGTTGTTCGGGTGCGGTTGATTTGATGAAATGTGAACGATAGTCAATCAGCCCAAATATTTCAAGTGTTGCTTCTAGGCTGTTGTCTTTTAAATAACTATCTTCTTCGCATGGGTATTTTTTACCTTTAGTAAATCTTATATCTCCCTTATATACCACATCCTTAATACATTTCCACCATTCGCCGACTTTTGGCAGTTCGGATTCTTCTTCATAAAACCATGACATAGGTTTATGTTCTATGCCTTCTTTGGGGAATTTCGATGAATCGTAACCTAATGCGTAATATTTGCATGCGCCAAGGTAACTTTTTCTTGTCGTCACCTCCCTTAATTGCTCAACCGTTCCATCATTAATAAGTCCTACCTTTTCATCAAGGTACATTTGTTGTCTGTTTTTGTTTAGTTTCATATTATTTATTTAAGTATTCTTCTATATAGTAAATAATAATATCCCAATTTATACCTATTTCAGCATCCCATTTAGATTTAATAGAATCTAAAATTTCCTCAGCTTGTTCATAAGTAATGTCTAGATCACTACTTTCTGCAGCTTGAATTACATCATCTACATTCCAACTACCTATTTGTTTTTTAGTTATAAGTTTTACACTATGTGTGTGGGAACTTATTTCTTCATTATTAAATAACTTTATAAAAGTTTCAAGATCATATACAGTTCTTTGTCTTTGTGCTTCTTTAATGAATTCCTCTTCATTAAAAATATTAACACTTTCAGGTACTATTTCATGATTTATTATATATAATGTATTCATATTATTAAATTAAAAAACCCCAACAATATTTCTACTGTTGGGGCTAATATTTGGTTTATTAAATTAAAATGGTAATTCGTCCTCTGCTGTTTCTGTTACAGTTTCAGCAACTGCTTCTGCTACCGGTGCTACTTCATTTTTAGAAGTGTAATACTCATGATATTTTACAAGATCTTCATATAATACTTCTAATTGTTCATTATCTTCAGCTGTAAGTGCATCACCTACAGTAAAGTTAACTATTCCATATTCACCTAATTCTCCACTTTCTGTAATCCAATCATTCATTTGAATGTAATGAGTGTAAATTTTCTTACTAGCTTTCAATGCTTTTTGGATATTCCACCAACCACTTGGTTGATTATCTGGCTCTTTAGAACCGGATAAATTGGCTCCTTTTAATTGAAAGTTTTGTAATTCAAAATCACCCTCTCTATTCTTAATACCTACATAGATAGAAGAATGTTGTTTTACTCCTAAAGCTTTTAACTTAGCTTTAACTAATTTAGATTTAGCCTCGTCTTTTACTTTAGATCCTGGCACTCGTCCCCACATATCATTTAAAGTGAATTCATAGACAATTCCTTCTTTATTTCTGATAGAAATAACTGAAGTAGCGTCTTTAACTTCATTTGAATAATATTTTGTTTTATCTTCTTCGTTCCAACCTTTGAAATTTATCCAATCACCATTGATTATTGCAAATTCTAAAGGTAAGTCAACTTGATGTTGAATCCATTCTTCTCCTACTTTCTCTGACCATGTGAAACCACATTTATCAAATACTTTAACTTCTGTCTTTTTACCTTTACCTGTGGTAATCTGTTCTTTTGTGTAATAATTCTTAAATTCTAAGAATCGTTTTGCCGGATTTGACAGGAGTTCACCCCCTGTATTTTGTTCTAATCTACTCATTTTTTGTGCAATTTATTTTACATTGTTAGCTACAAATATACGTTATTAATTAATATAAACCAAATATTATTTAATCTTTTTTGAACTATATTCTGTCTTAGTAACCTGTACTGGAAAGACTTCGTAGCCTACATCACCGTAAAAATCTGTACCATTGTAAGACTGATAATAACCATCTGTTTGAATATAAACATTATGATCTTTAAAGTGTTTAACTGAGTACCAATTATCACCTTGACCTTCACCACCATATTGTTCAACTTCTTCAATTTCACCTAAACCTAAGTGATTTAAGATTTCTTTTTCTTTTAAATCATAATGACGAGGTAATTCTCTCCAAATTTGACCTAATTTATAATATTCTTCATCTCTTAAATTAGCATCTTTATATCCAGGATGATTTATCCAATTTTGATAAGCTTCATTACGAGCTTTTTCAGCTAATTCTACAGCTTCACTAAATTTAAAATCTTTCTCTAATTCACACCATTCTCCATAAGCTACATTTGATACAGAATAATTTTCTCGTAATATTTCTAATATTTCTTTACTTGTCTTCATATTTATATATAGTTGTACTGCCTCTTCTAATGTAGGAGCAAAGAACTTATCGTATTTCCTATTAAACCTAATAGTACTATCAGTATGAGGTGCTGGCTTAACATACCACCAACCACCCTTCTCAATATCTCTCTCCTCCCTTAATAACTTCTTACCATCTTCTCTGACTACAACAGTCTTTATTGCCTTACTAGGATTACCTTCAGAATCTACCCACTTCTTAGTCTCGTCTCCCTCTCTGTAAGTCCAATGAGATATCACTTTAAATGGCAGTCTTCTTACACACAGGAAGTTATCCTCAATTACTTTTAATATTTCTTGTACTGTCATATTATACTTTTTTATATACTTGAATTATTTTTTCTGTTGGTTCTACTTCTTGATAAGATTCCCATTCTTCACCATTAAATGATTGTCTTGTACCATAAAAGCCGATATGAATATCTAAACCTCTATCATAAAAAATCCTTTCTAATTGGGAATTTTCATATCCATAGCTATCACGATTTACATTATCATTATTAGCTATTAATTCTAAATTAAAAGGATTCTTATTTTCATCTTCAAAAGAGTATATAAAGTCATATATATCTTTATATTCTTTATCAAATGGATATCCATCTTTAATTAAATCTATATCTTTTGGAATTCTATTAAGATCTGGAAAGTGTTTTTTAAGAGCAGTAGATCCAATTATCATCTTAATAATATTTGATGTGCTAATCTATTCATTTTTTCACCGGCTCCATATAAATATGAGTCTTGATCATCTCTAGTCATATTATATCTAGTAATACCTTGAAGTAAAGTATAAGGAGTCATTCCTAAATCTTTTTCTTCAATAGCTATAGCTTCTTGAATATCATCAAATCTATTTTGAGATATTTTAGATAATTCTGGATAATCAGTTTCATTATAACCTAGAAGTTTAGTCATGAAATCATTCACTTGAGATTGTGTAAATTGAATTTGAGATATTCTAGAAAGATCATTTTGATATTCAGATACATTATGTTCAATTTGAACTATTTCATCTACTAAGCCTATAATTTTACCTTGATTACCTAAAGTATTTTTATAAGATAAATCTAAATCATTTTTCCAGGATTTAGCTCCATTAGTACATACTAATCTTAATACTTTAAAAGTAACTGAACTTTTAGTTAATCCATCAAAACCAGTTTGAAAACTAATCATACTTTTAAAAGTATCACCTACTAAAGGAGATTTTACTTCAAATTCCCTAGTTTCTATATCTAATGAAACTTTTCTACCTTGTTTATATTCCCTATATGATAACTTATCTAAATCATATTTATCAGAAAAATGACTCAATGAGTCTATAATAGATGTTAAATAACTGTTAAGGTTAATAGGTTCGTAGGTTGAACCTACAATACCTAGGGCGGGACCACCTTCCAGCCTATAGACCCCAAAATTATTTGGAGATTCATACTTATCTATACCGGTATGTAATGGTAATTTTATAGCTTGTAAAAGCTGTTTTCTTATTTGATCTATCATTTTATTATTATATTTCTTTTTGTTGATGTTTTTATTAACCCTCTTTGAGCTTTACGTTTAAATTTCAAAGACTTATAAGTTACCGGTTTATCCGGATTATAAGATTTTTCATACATTACCATGTATTTACCACATCTAAATGATTCTCCAGATAAATTTTTAGCTACATTGCTAATACCTAATTCTCTTTGACATTCATTTTGTGAATTGTATCTACCTACAAAATTACCTTGTAAATCAGTTGCTACAACTGGTATAGCTTCTAAAGTATTTATATAATAATTTACCATAATTCGTGAATTTTGTTTTTTATTAATTTAATACCCCTCTCACCTATTAAAATTTGCTCACCATTATCTAAATCAATTGCATATACTTTAGTATTCTTAGAAGTTAAATGATTAGCTATAGCAAAAATAACTCCTTTTGCACCTTTTTCTTCTAAATCTTTGTTTTTATAAGGATCTTTAAATCCTAATTTTTCAAACATTGCTGTATAAGTATTATAAATACTTCCTGGACTTATAATTTCTACATAATTACCTACTACCATATTTCGTGAATTTTATTTTCATAAATTATTTTAGCCCATTTCCTCACTTTACTTAAATAAGAAAAACAGTTTTTATAATTTATTTCTTTTAATTTCATTACTTCTTTTATTGATAAATTTTGAGTTATAAAAAGATCATAATATTCTATAATAGTATTACGACCTTCTAGAACTCTTTTTTTTATATGATTTATACTGTAGTTATATATATCAGTTGTCCATTTTCTTTCTAATTTATAAATAGGTAATTCATAAAAATGTTTAAAAATAGTCCTGGCAGAATTTGAGTTTATACAAAACTTATATATATTAGTATCTTTTTTAGGTAATATATTAGCTTCAATTTTTTTACCTAAAATTTGTTCAAATCTTTTTTTCATCATTGACAATATTTCAAAAGTACCTAAGATATTTATACTTAAATAAAAAGATTTTCTATTTAAACTCATATTTATACAACCGTCACCATCAATATAACCACAAATAAAAGAATCAATTTCTTTTAGATTAGTAATATTAGGCGGTATTAAAGTTAAAGATTTCTTCTCTCCAATATTATATATTCTTTTTAAATCTAAAACAGATTTTTTAGATGTAAACTGATACCGTTTAATAATAAAATTATCTTTATTATTAAATTTAATAATATTTGTAGAATTAGTATGTTCTTTAAATTTTAAAAGTTGTATTTCATCTTTTTCAGCTAAAGCTATAGTAATTAAGTTTTTACTAATATTACCATCTGCAGCTATAAATCCAGCCCAATAACAAGATTGTAATGACTTCTCTTCAAAATAATTATGATTACAATTATAAATAGTCTTTCCCATACTCTAATATAAACTATTTCTAGTTATAAACCAAACTTATCTTCAACTATTTTCTAAATTAAAAGTTTCTGTATCTAAAGATCTAGATTCGGCTAAAAGGAATTTTTTACTTTTAATTTTAAATAACTCTGGTTTTGGATATTTATCCACCCTCAATACGAACCCCTCTTCTACTACAGTATTATCTAAAATAGAAGGTTGTTCAAGTAATTTATTATAAAAAATATCATTTAAACAATCCTCTAATGGTTTATTTATATCTAATTCATTATGGTCACATAAAAATAAACCTAAAGTACCATAAAATAATTCTGGACAGGGTTCTAAACCTAATTGTTCAGCTCTTATTTTCATTTGATGATAAGGTAAGTCAATTTCAATACCATCTAAATTAATCATAGAAATCCTATATACATATACTTTAGGCTTAGATAAACCATAAGTATAACCACCTTGAATAGGTGATCCATTATAAGTTGACCCTATAATCTCACCATATACAGATTCTCCTTTATGTAATTTACCATCAAAGAATTCTTTAGCTACTTCAGACCAGATATCACCTTCAGTAAAGAAATGATTTTTATTAGGTAAAGTTTCAAATCCTACTGATTTAATAGATCTTCGAGAAGCTGCTACATATTCATAATCTTTATTAACTAAATCTAAACCTAACCACTCTAAGAATTTATGGAATCTATTAAATTTCCTATTAACTGCAGTTCTAAAGATTCTAAAACTAGTTCCATGTAACTTATAGGTTACAGCTATATAATCAGATAAAGATAATTTATGTACATTTTTAAGTAAATGAGATGTATCCATATGTTCCGGTGCAAATTTACTATCTAATATACTATCCAAAATTTTAGAACTTTTAGGATTTGACATTCCTGGTTCCTTTTGATTAGGCTTAATGTATTTTGTACATAAGATATGATCATTGAGTTGATTAAATTCATCACCTACTTTAAAACTAGAAATATCACAAAAAGGTAATAAACTAGTTAAAGGGATGATAAAACCAGTACTTACTATACCCTTGAATTTCAAGGCTTTAACTCTGCCATTATCTTCAAAGAAACCAGCTTTAGTTTTATCTTCATTTAATTCTTGATGTTTAAATAAGTTATTTTTAGCCAGAAATAAGTCATTTATGGTACATTCACAAGGAAAAAATAAGTATAATTCGTTTTCATTTGAATCTTTACCTACAAGACAACTATTTCCTTGATGATTAACTTCTACTAAATTATCTAATTTAGGTATTTGTATTTTAGCCGGTAACTTAATTACTTGGCATTGATAGTTTTCACTACCCTTCACGACTAGTTTTTTCATTTTATTTTTGTTTTTATTTTATCAGAAGTCTCCTGGCTCAACCTGCAGACACTTAATACCAAGCTTCCGCCACATATTTACCACTTGTGTTCTATCGTCAAATACCGCTAGTATGTTATATTGATCCTTAAAGTGATTATTATAGATTTCTTCTTTAATTTCATTATCTTTTCTATAATCTTCTGCAGGTCTCATAAATAACTTATCATAAGCTATATGATTATCATTTAACCATTTTTCAGTTAATTCTCTACAAGATTCATCTCTACCAGAAACTATAAAAAGATCCAAAAAAAACTTTTCTCTTACACCAGATAAGATATTGTTCATTAAACCCATTTTTTCATCTACTACATCTAAATGTACTTTATTCCATTCGAAAGGACCTCTTTTATCATTCATATGAGCTAATGTACCATCTATATCAAATATAAAACAGCTAGGTAAATCATCATTATGAATAGGCTCTTTATATAAATAATTTAATTTAGGTTGATCTTGTAAAGGAAAAGTTTCTTTTAGAATTGATAAACTCTTATCAAATTTTTTAATTACTTCTTCACCTACTGGATGAGGTCTATTTTTATCTTGTTCTATAGCTTTCTTAATACCTACATCTAATAAAAGGAATTCTACATCAGCTTTATATTGTACAAGTTCAATAAAATGTCTGATATATTTCTCTTTTACATTGGTATTATCTATAATTACATTGCATTTAGCATTTAAAGCAGCTATTACAGCTTGATCTTGTAATGTATTTATTAGATTTTCTATCTTATTTTCACATACAAATTGATTTTTAAGCATCATCCGGTGATCATCCCGGTTAATTCTAACCCATTCTTCACCTAATTCTTTTCTTTTTAAGATAAAATTCTTTGCATATGTAGTTTTGCCGCTCCCTGGTATACCGATGAGTATTTTTACTTTTAAATTCTTTTTTTTACTCACTTTAATTGTTTTGATTTTTCAATAGCTTTTTCTAAGTTCATTTTTAATTATTGGTTTAGACATCCAATGTTCATCAGTTTGAACATGATTTTTACGTACCCATTTAGCTACATTTTCTTGGAAATCATCATAATGAAAACTTTCTACATTTCTAACTACATACCCTTCTTTATCACTTAAATCTATAAAAGGACTTTTTATAAAATTAAGTAACTGATTATACTCACACATATATAATTGAGGAACATATTTAAGATTTAAAGCATCACACCAGGTCCTAGTAGATTCCCAAGATAAACACATATTATTTTCATCCCATATAGAAAATACTAAGAAATAATCTTCTAAATTATCATAATGTATAGAATGTTCAGCATATACGTTTTCACCACAAATTCTCCAACCTTCAGGAATCATATGTTTAATATTTCCCCATATACCTTTAACATAATTCCGAGAAGGGTGATTATTAGAGTCTAAAGATCTAGCATGATAGTAATCTTTAGCCATAGTGGTGTTTTCACCGTCCATTTTCTCTGTAAGAATCAATTTTTTACCTTCGAAACAAGCTAAATCCGGTAACATCCGGTCATCATTTTGTAATCCGGGACTTGTTGGTATATGAAAAGTCTTTTTATACTTGTATTTTTTCATAATCTTGTTTATACATTATCCAATATTTTTTACATAATTTTCTTTTATCTCTTCTTGCATTTTTAACATTTCCTTTAGTGCATTTTAAATAGATTGATACTTCATTAGAATTATTAAATGATTTAAGTATATTGTACTCTTCATCTAATTTGTTAAATTCTACCCACATTGAAAATTTCATAATATTATATTTTTACCAGTCAAAATCAAAACTTTTTATAAATTTAATTAATACTGACTCTTTAAAATCAATTATTTGGTTTTCAGTATATCTAGGTTTTTCATGATCTTCTTGATCTTCAGCCCAACTTAAAACATCAGTAACCTTATGAGTTTCATATTTTTGCTCTAAATCATCACAATAATCTCTACCTATATCAGTATCAAAATCTACATACACCCAAGTATGACCACCTAAACCTGATTTTATAAATAAATTCCATCTTTCTTCTAATGGAATAACTTTATCTACAACCCATTCTTGAAGTTCTTTTGTTAATTTAGCTTTTTCATCTAAAAATTGTTCTATTTTTGTTATCATCCTCTTGTTACTTTAGTTATTAAATCTTTTTTAGTCTCAAAATTGAGTCTTTCTGGTAAAAAATCACAAGTACCAATAAATGCTTGATCATCCTTTTTAACTAACCTATATTTAATTTTAGAAGCTAAACAGATTTGTTCAGCTTCTAAAATATTCATACCTACATATTTTTGATCTTCTATGTAAGCTGGTGTTATTAAATAAGGAATTAATACCGGTGAAGACATTGTTTTATAATATACCTGTTTAATATCAGTTAGAGGTACTTTAAATTGAATCTTTTGATCATTAGATAGAGTACACTCATATACTATAGATTTGTTCGTAATAGCCAATAAATCAGCTATAGGAGTATGCTTTACAATATCTTTTTTAATTAATTCTATTGTTTTCATAATTGTCTATTTTTATCAAAAGCTACCCACTTTTGTAGTTTATTAGTCATAATAGTTCGAAACTCTTCTTCAGTAATATCCGGATGATATAAGTACATAAGATCTACAAGACAGTTCATTGCATCAGCTGCTTCACCTTTTACACCATCTTTACCACCTTTTTCTGCTGGTAAAAATCCTTCTACTATATTGATTTCAGTAGTTAGTTCACCTATTTCTTCCAAAAGTTTACATAAAACCTGAAGAGGTTTTCTTTTATTATTAACTGTCCTACTAGCAATTAGTATTTCATCAATTATACCTATTTCCATATCTGTTTTTCCTTTTTCTTGTTTCTTGAAAAGCCTCAATAGCTATATTTACAAATGTACCTATCATTACTCCTAATAAAATAGCTAGCCAGGTTGTCCAGGCAATAGCTACTATCCATAATCCTATTCTAACTAAACTATGAGTAGTTCCAGTTAAATCAGAAATTATCCAATTAATAAAAAGGGAATCTAATAAAAAGATTCCCCATGCTGCTAATAGCCCTGCTATTATTGATACTATTATTCTCATTATATTATTTTTATATGTTTAAAAACCCAAATTATACCTAAGACACAATAAAATAGAAAAGACCAAAAACTTAATATAGCACAAAGAATACCATATTTACCCCAATCTTGATGTCTTTCAAAAAGAAAAGCTAATAAGCCTAAAATTAAACATATTATTAAAGGAATTAACTCCCAATGTATTTCTATCATATTTGATGTAATTTAATTAAATCTTCATAATCATTAATCATACTTAAAACAAGTATATTTAAATTTGTATAAGTATCTCTTAATTGACCTGTAGGTGTTTTAAGTATTAATTCGTTTATTTCTTTACGAAATTGTCCCTCTTTTTCACTCTTATTATAGAATAATGTTCTATTTACAGCATTTTTAGCTGATCTTATTTCACTAACTGTTTTCATATTTCAATTTTAAGCGTTCATATTCTTTCCTATCAGACTCTTCTTTTTTAGCTAAAGACTTCTTTCGTAGTTCCTCTGACCAAGCTTTTCTTTCTTCAAATTCTTCATCAGTCTCTTCTCTTTCTCTTACTACTTTAACTTCATAACAAGCTTCACTATAAGCATCTTCATGAGATTGTTCTTCATCTTTATATTGAATATATAGTTTATCAGTATCTTGTAAAGTTATACTTTCTTTTTCAAGCATTTCTTTAACTTCACCCCAAGTAAAAAATTTAGTTTCAGTATATTTTCCAATACTTTTAGCTCTATAAAATATAGTTTCTTTTTTATTCTTCTTTTCCATATTCAATTTTTAGTGTACTTCAGCATAATTAGGACCATAATCCACACTACAATCTAAAGTAACATTCAATTTTAAAGTATCATTCAATTTAGTCATAGCATTCCTTATTATTCTAGTATGTTCTTCTTTTTGTTTTTCAGAACTATAAAATAAGTTTTCATCATGACATTCATATCTAGATTGTAATCCTTCTTGTTTCATAAAATATTTCCATAAATCAAAACAATAGCTTGCGGACATTTTTATTAAAATTCATATCGTTAATATGAAATAAAACCTTTTATTAGGTTTTTCTGTATTTTTCAATACAGGTTAGACTATATCATAAGTTTACTATCTTTCAAGTAATACTTCTCTCTGTTTCCACTCACTTGAGTGTACTCCCTTACGGGATAGTCGTTGAACCTTTACCATTTGATAGGTACTTGGCTGCTGATTGCCCATTTAAATTTTGTTGACATAAAAACTACTTTCTCCTAAGTCTTTTAGACATAAAATCTACATTTTCTATTAATTCTTTTTTGTAATATCTTAAAACTCTAATTCCTTTTACTTTATGATTTCTGCTATCTAAAGCAGTAGAAATACTATTGTTATATAAATTTAACTCTTTAGCTAAAGTTTTAACATTAGGATACTCTTTTAAAAAATTACCTTCTAAATCATAAGTATAAATAGGTATACTTTTTGTAATACTTATTTTTAGTTTTTGTTCTTCAGACATTTTAAAACGCCTTCCTTTTTGACCTTTTTCTCCACCATCACTCAAATTTACTAAACATCCGGTTTTTATATCTTTTCTTCCGTATAATTCAATAAATTCTCTTTCTTTTTCTAGTATAAAATTGTAATCACCAGATTCTAACATAATCTCTACATCATATGTAGTCTTGTTTATTATGTTTTTCCAATAATTAGTCCTATTATGTTTAGTAAAAGCTCTTCTATATACTTGTTTCCAAGATTTATAATGGTCTTTTTCTTCATGTATAGTACCAACACCTACATAAAAAGGTTCGTTTTTATCATGTCTTATATGTCTATATAAATAATGTTTACTCATAAAATAAAAAAAAGCTTAAACAAAACTATGTAGTACGAGTACATAATAATGAATAAGCTCATTAAATATTTTGATAAGTCTCGTACACTTACGTGTAAGTATACGATATTTTATTCATATTTCAAAATTTTTATTTAGTTATTTTTCAAACATTCACGTTTATTTTTTCAAATTACGTTGTAGTATAACTAATTTTAGGGTATTCCAGCAATTTAAAGAGTTTATTCAGAACCTCCGATTCTGATTGACCGCACTGAAGCGATCTTTTTCAGCTTTTAAGTAAAGCCAGAATTTGTTCATAGGATTTAATATCCATTTTTGACCATCTACTTCTTTAACTGTACAGTCATTAGCAAATTGTTGAACTGATTTATTTCTTTTATGATATGCTGCATGAAGTTTTTTAGCTGTTTTTAAAGGTATTTTAGCACCTTCGGCTATAGTTGCTGCAGAAGCACCATATTGAGCTGCAAAATTAGTAGTTTTACCGGCTTGTCTTTGCTCTTTTATGAATTCAATTTCTTTTTTCTGATCGACTGGAGATAAAGCTATTAGATCTTCTATTTCAGAAGTATCATAATTACTTTTATCTTTTAACCCATACCATACATAAAAAAGAAGCTGCTTCTTAGTTATAAGACCACCTTGTAAAGCTGTATCTAAATGACTATCAAATAAAGGATCTGATAATTCTTTTACATATTCAGGATCATAATCAAATATATAATGATTTTTAGTCCTACTCTCTATATTGCTTAAATCCGCACCAATTACAATTCCATTTTCTTCAGCTATAATCAACCCCCTAATTTCTTTACCATAAGGTTTAGTAAAACTAGGTAAATTAACTAAAAATTTGTGTTTTAATCTTAAAGTAGCTGTTAAACCACCTAAAGTAGCTTGAATATATCCATCTTTAGAATCTCTATTAAGACCTTTAACTAGTCCTATACGATGATTTAAGATAGATAAACCTTCTAATTCCTTAATACCAGGTTCTTTTTCAACTAATTTAAGTACTGAAGGACATAATGAACCATCACCAGTTTCAGACATAATTTGTTCTACTTTACGCTTAGTTCCTGTATCCTTATCCTTTACATTTTTAAATGTAGTTGGCTCCCATCCTAGAGATTTTAACCAAGCTTTCTTTTGTTGTACACTATTAGGATTAGCTTCTGTTTCACCAGTTATTTTTTCTATAACATGATCAACTATAGGATAATTTTCTCTCATATAATAATCATACATGAGATCACCTTTTTTGTAATATTCATCTTCAGATATCTTAACTACATTTTTGATAGTTTTTTTAGTTTTTTTAACCATTTTAGGCATAATAGCTTTTAAAGCATCATTACGCTTAGTTTGATCTTCTATCATTTTTTCTAATAACAAATTAGCTTCTGTAGTATTATATCTACAAGGATTTTCTTCTTGATATTGAATATTACCTGCTTTTTCCATTAAATAATTAATTATTCTAATAGGATTATTATCATAAATTTTATTTAAATAAGCAAGAAACATAATCCATATTTTCATATTGATTTTAGTATCTTCTTCACACCTTTTAATATAAACTTCAACTGGTAAATTTTCCCAATCTTTAACCTCTACTTTAGGTACTCCTACTTCTCTACCCCATTCTTCTAAACCATGTTTAATTCTTTTAGGATATAAATACCAGGATATAAATAAAGTATCAATTAACTGATCTAAAGGTATTTCGATACCTAAAATCTTTTTAATTACTCTACTATCATACAATACAAAATTATGACCTACAAAGGTTAAGTCTTTATTTGAAAAGAATTTCCTCATTTCATCATAATCTGTAATTGACTTAGTTTTAATTACATCCCCTACTAAATAGGAATAACTAACACAATGTATTTTCGTTGGGTCTAATCCATCACCTTCTATATCCGGTACTACGATTTGTCTCTTTAATCTATTCATCTTCTAATTGTTTCTTTAATTCTTGATTCATAAAGTTTTTAATACTACGCTTAAAACATCTATGCATCCTTTTATCTTTTTTAGTGTTTTGAGGTCCAGCCCATGCACCTCTTCTATAACTAACTCTATGTACAAAATCAAAATACTGTCTAAAAGGATGTATTTTAAAAACTCTAGCAAGAGGAGTGTTTTTACGACTTAATCCTAAAATATTAAACCTTTTTAAACCAGTATTATTATCCATATATTTCTTTTTTAGCTGTTTCTGTTAATACAAGTTTGTATCTAACTAAATCTTCAATGGTTTTATCATTCCAACCTAAACCATTCCTGTGAATACACATATTACTTTTATTTATAATATAAAAACCATCATATTCAAATCCTTCAAAGAACTTATTATCACCTATAAACATAGATTCAGTAAGTTTTCTTTGAAGGAATTTGCTGTAATTCTCAATTATAACAGCATTATTATTTTCAATACAACTATGTATTGATATTAAGTGATTTATCATTTTACTATTTTTATAAGCTCTTTAATAAGGTCCAATTCAGCTTCTTCAAAAGAATTAAATTCTTTAAAATAAATATAACCTTCCGGCTCTTTAGCCGTAAAAACATTATATTGATAAATCCAATTATCTTTATAAATATCAAATACAGTTACTCTACCTACTATTTTATGTTTATCCCTGAACCATTTCAAAATTAAAGCAAATTCCATACATTTATCAGTTTCAAGTGTTTCTTTACTTATCTTTAACGGATGATCAAGTTCTGATAATACTCTTTTATTATGTATTTTATAACCTAATTTTTGTAAGTCTTCCCAAAATTGTTTCATAGTTTAGTATTTATATTCTCCAATTAATTGTCTTTTACCGTTTATATGTTTAGTTATTAAACTACCAGGATGACAACAAGCTTTAATATGAGTCATCATAACTTCCGGTTGATGACAAGGACATGAGCATTGTTTCTCTAATTCAGGTATAAATTCTTTAGGAAGTTTATTAGATAATGATTGAATAATATCACTTTCTGTATGTTTAGAAGACCAATCTCCTTCAGTATTTAAAGAAAACCCGTTATTATCAGTATCCCAATACACTTCTCTTGCCATTTCAATAGCTTTCCGTATATCCTCTAAACTAAATTGTTTATAATTTTTTCTGAATTCAGGTTGTGGTTTTAACCCATGTGCAATAATAGCATCCATTTCAGAAGGAGAAATAGGTTCCCATCCTGTATTTTGAATATTATTATACCATTCCCATTTATCTTCAAAAGGATTGGGTAATAAAGAAATACCATCAAGTGGTTTAGCTTCAGATGTTAATGGATAATAAGCTATAATTAATTGTATCCTACCTCTTCCTGAAGCATTTTCCCTTAATCCTTGTTTAAAGAAATGTATTTGATCCCACCAATTCCAACAGTATCCCCAAAAAGACTTGTTTATACCTAAATCAGCTTTTTCATCTATAAGAAGTAAATATTTATCTGTTTTTATTAGTTTCATAACTATTCTTTAATTGTATAAATTTGTTCTTTCTTTTTCTCTTTTTACTAATTTGGCACTAGTAATTTCTGATGTTTCTTTCTCAGCTTGCGCTTTTAAATAATCTAATCTTTTCATTTTTTTGTTTTTTATTGTTTAATTGTTTTGTAATTCATAAGAGTAATCTTCTATTTCAAGCAGTAATTGCTCAATTTGACTAATCCTATTTTTATCTTTGAAATTCTTCTTAAATTTAGCTTTTAATTCGTTTAACTCTAAAGTTAATTTCTTTTGCTCGATCATAATTACCATCCTTGTTCGAATGTAGGTAAATACACTTGAACTTGTTTTCTTATTTGATTTTTTAAAGTTCTTCTTTGAAATCTATTCTCATCAGGTATAGTCATTTCTTTATCTTTCCAATATCTTGAAGCTCTAATGAAATATCTCCATCCTGATCCTACAGCCGGTACACCTCTATGAAAGGTTTTCCAATCAAATTGATAAATAGTACTGTCTTTAACCTGTGTTATAAGATTAGGTATAAATTGATGAAGTTGTTCATTTATTTTCTTATTCCAAATATCATAAATAATACCTTCTTTAGGTATTTCTAATTCTATTGTAGTATTAAAGAATTCAGTTGGAGCTATATGAGAATTGACTAAATAAAGTAAATGTTCAGAATAGTATTCTGGATTTATATAATTAGGTTGTTTTGAATTACCTAATTGTACTGTATTTATAGATCTAGGTACATCATCATGATGCCAACCAGGTATACAAGGACACCAACCTGGCATTAACATATGTACTCTACTATCTATTATTAATTTAGACTCTTTCCAATCATCAGGTATATTATCTAAAAATAGATGAGTTAAACCATCACCATTCTTTTTAGCAAAATCATAATCTGATGAAAATAACATAGTTTCATTCTTTATTTCTTCTTCAGAAAAAGATTGTTTTAAAGTTTTTAACTCTTTTATTTCAGGTTTTATTACCATATTTCAATAATTTCTGATTTAATAATGTCATTTATATCTATAAACTGATATATTTCAGGAGAATATTTTGTATAAGATGATAATGACCCATAACCATTAATATTACCATTTCTTATAAGAACTTGTAAATCACTTGTTTTACGAGTTTGTCTCATTTCTTTATAATTATAAAAAGTATTATAAGTATTAGGAAATAAATCAAGTATTTTATTAAATTCTTTTTCAGTTCTAAATCTAATTATTATTTTATTTTTTAATTTTACCATATTTCATATATTGGTGGTTCTATAAGAGCAGCAACAGTTGTAAAAATATAATTATTAAAATTAGGTTGTTTAAGAAACCATTGGTATCTACACCAGCCATTGATTTTATTATTAGTAATCTCTATACCAATATTTGTATCTAATTTTTCACAAATAGAGAAATTTGTTTTAAAATCATCTTTTGTATAGTACTCTGAATCTTTGAATAACTCTAAAATTAAGTGCCATTCTTTTTCAGTTTTTATATTAATTATATAGTTTACCATAATTCATAAATATTTGATTTTTTAACTTCTATAAATCTACTACTAAAATAGGAACTTCTATTACCATTTTCATTGATAACATATATCCAACCATTATTAAATCCTGGAACTTCTAAATAAACTTTATTTTTCTTCAATTCTTTAGGAAAAGGGTCTATACATTTTAAAAGTCTCATATTCTAGCTCTATTTATGATATTTTCAAAAGAATCTTTATAAAAAAGACCATTATCATACAAAGGTTTCATTATATCTACAATAACACCTATTCGCATATTTCTACCTCCTCAAAACTTACTTGATATTTTTTAGTAAAACTATCTTCAAGTATATTTTTAACATTTTTATTGTCTTTATAGTATTCATCTATATGAACACTTACTTCCGGTGAAAAATTAGAGTTAGAATATTCAATTAAATAAGCAGCTATTTCAGGAAATGTCATGTAAAAATCATCATTTAACTGTGCTAAATTACTTTCTTCCCATTCATAATCACTACTATACTCATCATTTTTTAATATAGCTGGATAAATGTCCCCAACTTTACTATTAAAACCTATATATTCATATAGGTTATCATTCCAACCTTCATTAGGTATATAAGGTACATTTATTAAATAACAACCTAATCCCCAACAACAAAAACCTTGTTCTGCAGTACCTAATATTTCAGATGTTTGTTTATAACTACCTGATAATAATCCATCTAACCAGGTAATAGCATTTTTCTTTTGTTCTTCTATTGGTATATTTATTTTCATTTGTATTGTTTTAAATGTCTAATAATATCAACTACTATTTCGAAACCCGCTTTAGTATCGTTATTATAGACTGCTTTTAAATAATTTTCTTTGACTCTAGTGTAATAATTGAAAAGATAGTCTGCAACATTTCTATTTTTAACTAATTCTTTTAATTCTTTTCTTATTTTAGCATATATAGGTATTTGTTGATCCCATGAATTATGATAATCATTTTCTAAATTATTATAATCTATAATTGCAAATCCCATATATGATCTAACACTATTTATTTTTTCTCTTAGTTCTTCTGTCATGGCTTAAAATGAACAATCGTTACGTCACAATCTTTTAACTCTTCTTGAATAATAGTTTTAACATCTTTATGAAACCTTTTTTCTAAAATCATTTGATCATGCATAGTTAATTTAGATTTATCCCATATACCACCGGCTAAACCACAACCAATTAAAGGAAGACCTATATACTTACCTTTAAATTGATGATTTATCTTTCTCATACATAAAGTAAGAGCTTCATAGTCTAATGGTTTATCTACACGACTATAATTATATTGAGTATAACAATTAACTACTTGTAGAATACTATTTCCAGTTTTTCCTACATACCTCTTTTGATAATCAATTTGACCCAATTTATTTATATCCCCTTTAAAATCTTTGTGTTCCAAATGGAAATCATCAGTACCAAAAGCTTTTACCATAAGTGGAGCAATTCCGTTTCGCTGTGTACAGAAGCAGTTACAGCCGTGTCCAATTACGTCAAATTCTCCAGATAAGGCTTTTGCTATTAGGCAACCTTCTACCTCTTTATATTTCTTCATTTTTTAAATATTTTATTGCTTTTTTCATTAAATTTGTATTATCTTGAAAGAAACCAAGTCCAGTATTACATTTATTGCATAATAACCCTCTAATTTTTTTAGTTTTATGACAATGATCTATATGTAAAGGTTTTTCTTCACTATGTTCTTTCCCACAAATTTTGCATTTAAAATTATGTTTTTCTAACATTTTATTAAATATTTCTATATTTATTCCATATTTAGATTTAATGATATAAGATTTTCTTTTTTCAAAAGAGAGGTTTTTAGATCTTATTACAGCTTCTTTTAGAAGCCGCGGTTTATTTTCTTGATACCATTGTTTTTGATAAATTTTTAATTTAAGATTTCTTTCTTCTTTAGTTTCTAATCTCCATTTATCATAACATTTTTTACATCTTTTAGTACGATTGTCAACTCTACATTTACAATCTATACATTTATTTTTATAATCTTTCATACTACAAATGTATGTAATATGTTTGATAATATCAAATTTATTTTATAAAAACCAACATAATTTAATTAAATCACCTTCTATTTCTCTATATTGTCCCATAAAATGATTTTATTGTTTAAAATACTTGTTTCTTTGTTTATTACGTTATGTTGATATAATTCATAGAATTTATAGTCTTCAGCTATCCATTCTTCTAAACAATAACCTCTCTTTTGAAGAATTATTATTTCTTCTTTAGTAAACCATTGATATAAGTGTTCTAAACTATCAGCAACAGAAAGATAATTAACTAATTCTGGTTCAAAAGGCATTTGTAATTGTGAAGCATTGATAAAATTAAACTCATCTGTATGAATTTTACCGGTAAAAGCTCCATTTTGATCATACCATAAACCTTGTTGTGTTTCGTGGTTTGCTACTCTGTAAAATAATTTTGTTTCCATATTTTTGTAAGTTTTTGATTAATAATAGCCTGTGCATAACCGCACCTATAAGCAATACAGCCAATAAACTTTTGTGCTAACTTGATACCATGTGCAAGGCTGTACTGCTCATAGCTGCAACACGTTAGCGGTCATGCTAAAAACCGTCCAAAAGCATAATTTTTTCAAGTGCAGAATTTGCACGTTCACCAGGGTCGCCCCATTCGTCCTCTAAATCATCATCCCATTTAACAATATCGTTTAGGGCTTTTTCCGCAACTTGAAGTTTTGATTTTGCTAACTCCAGTGCTTGTTTTAAATTTTCTACTTCTTTTGACATTTACTTTGATTTTAGAAGCACGAACCGCTAACAAGTGCTATACAATATGGCGGCTGACGTGCTTCGGTTAAACATTTATTTTAAATTAAACTTTAGTGCTTCCTATTGGGCTTTCTGCTGAAAATCCGCCACATCGTATAGCACCGATACGTTAGGCGTTATGCCAGCGACCCTACAAAATCCGACACCCATTGATTTGACTTATCGCATCTTTCGACATCTTCAT